GAAAAGTACATAATGATCGTTTTGATTCTAAAAAAGCTGCTTTGGTTGGTTTGAATCCTGATTTAAAGGTTTCACTTATGCCTTCAGACCTTGCTCTAAACTGCCGTAACCTATGCCGTGAATACTACGATTTAATGGATAATCGCAGTGCCTATGTGAATAAGCTTCAGGGTGAATTACGCATGGCGTTTCCACAGTATTTTGGCATCTTTTCAAAGGTTACTATCAACACTTCTCTTACATTATTGGAGACTTATACTTCCCCATCAGCTTTTCTTAAAGCAGACAGGCAAGAGATTATTGATATCATCAGATCAACAGCTCGCTTTGGGCTTACATATGCTCAAAATAAGTATAATGCCATAATTCAGGCGGCAACTGATGCAAATCAGTTTGGTTACATTATAGACAGCAACATCAAGCGTATTCGCCTTTATATCAGCTTCATACGTAAATATGATGAAGAAATCAACAACATTCTTGAATCGCTCCATGAGCTTGCTGATGCTAATGAAGATGCCGACTTTGTCAAACAGATTCATTTGATTGAAACATTCAAAGGTGCTGGTTTCTTGTCGGCTGTATCCATCATGGGTGAGATTGGTGACTTTTCAGCATTTTCAAAGCCAAAACAACTTTTCGCTTATTTTGGTCTTGATCCAGCCGTAAAGCAATCCGGTAAATTTGAAGGTACAAAAGTTCAAATGTCTAAGCGTGGTTCCGCCATCGCCAGACGTGTGATTCACACGTTAACCCTACAAAGCATCAGTATCTCCCGTAATGGAGAAGCTAAAAATCCAGTTCTTCGTGAGTACTACCTCAAGAAATGTGACTCAAAACCAAAGCTCGTATCAATGGGAGCTGTTTCACATAAGGTATGCAATATGATATTTGCAATACTCAGAGACAACAAACCGTTCAAAATCATTGCTCCTCAGGAGCATATCAAACAATACAATGCTGCTAAATGCGACATAGCTGCATAAAATACTATGAATCCAATGAATCAATATCTTTCAAAAAACGATATTTTTACCAAGGGGAACGTCTGCCCTTTTTTAGTCAAAAAACAAAATAAATTTTTTCTCATTTAACTATTGACATTTATTAGCTGGACTCATAATCGTTACAGTACAGCGAACCGTAATCCCAGGCTAATGTGCAGCTATTACGGAATCTGCATTTGCTACAATCTGTCATTTTGTTCGTAATATACTTTCGTACTTCTCTTTTATTATTTTTTCAATCGCAATTTCGACACGCTCTTTCTTGTCTGGCGGAAGTTCTTCCCTCAACCATCTTGAAAATGTAAACTCGCTTACTCCGCAAGCTGCAGCAACTTCAAATTGCCTGATTCCACATTTGTCAATTTTTTCTCTTATTTCTTGGTTGTTAAATCTTCTCATCTTTTCTCCTTTCAAAACGGAAATAAATTCAAATCAACTTCCAATCCAGCCCGTCCAATCTGAACTAGAACATCATCACCAACAACTTCTTTGACTTCTTTAAGCATTTTTTCAGCATCTGAAGCATCACCGCTCAAATGTACCAGTGTTACCGTTTTAAGCGATTCTGTGAGATTTTCCTTAATGAATTGCTTACAAGTTGACAAAGAGCAATGCCCGGTGATCTGGTGTTTCCACTTCGGGTTGCTTCTGTCTATCAGTTCCTCGCAGTAATTACAACCAATAACCAAGTGATTAAGTTCCATTGGCTTGAGCTTATACCGGCAATACTCAAAGTCTGTCAGGTAAAAAAGCTTTCCCATTTCCTCATGTTCCACTAGATACCCGAAGTTCGGACACGGCTCTTTATTTGCAGATGTATGCGGCAGGATGAACGGAACTGCGCTGAACGATCCGATTTTGAAGTATTTCTTTTCAGCAACAGCTCTTATAGTTCCGTCCGTTATGCCTAAGTTATTGATTGTTCCTTGCCCAGTATAGACCGTGATTCCGGCGTTCATGATTTCATAAACAGCTTCGGTGTGATCGCCATGCTCATGTGAAAGAAGTACACCGGAAACATTGTTTATCTGGTAGTCAATCCCTCTGAGGATTTTCTTATACTTGCATCCGCAGTCAAGAATAACAATCTCGCCTATACTTGACTGCAAAGCGTAACAATTTCCTTTAGTGCTTCCTGTCGAAATTATTCGCATAAACAAATGGTATCACCTCACTTTCTATATGCTGCATTTATATATTCAAGATATCATCAGCTTCACCTATGGTTTTCTCTAAATCGGAATAGGCATATGGAATGTCTTCTCCTCTATTTAGGCTCTCTAATTCCGCATAACTTACTTTGCACATGCTATCTCGCATTAATTTGAGTTCCCTCAACGTAAGTTCAATGGTTATTATCTGTTCCCAGCCTTTCTTGCTGTCTACTCTTTTCATACTTCATCGCTCTTTCTTAAAACCCCATAACCTTCTAAAATATCTCGGCAACTCTTAATCAATAAATATTTTTCAGATGACTCAAATTTTATTCCGGCTTCTCTAAAACCTGATTTCAAATCATTACTGTCTGCTATTGACAAGCATAATCTAACAATATCTAGTTCCTTTAAAGTCATCTCAATTCTGATGCTTTGGTTTAAGTCTGTTTCTTTTATTTCTCTCATATTTCATCATCCTTCGGAAATCTGAACACAATGTTTGCCGGTTCGAATTTCATATCTGGGCTGTTAACCATTGTTTTGATGATTCCAAAACCTCTTGCAGCCATTTTTATACATTCCTCGTAATCGTCATCACTCATTTCAACGTTTTTCGCAAGAAACATTCCTGCATATACTTTATGAAGCACCTTCATTGCTTTCTCGGCTTTTTCCTTTGTTGAATAACTAGCTATGACCGTCCCTTTTTCGCCAACTATAGGAACATATGCAAATATAAGGTTTTCGGCTACACTCAATACCGTATTTTCGTATGGGATATCAATATCTCCCGTCTGACTGATTAATCTCACTTCATTCCTCCTCCGCTTTAGATACAAAGATATTAGATTTTAAGATACAAACTGGGCGAACACCGCAACTGCGTTTGCATCTAATGCCGTCAACACCGCCGGAATGCTTAACAACGGCAAGCACATATCCCAATCCTCTTTCCTCTGTGCTCCACGTGGAGCAAGTCCAATAGAAACCATTCAGTTTATTATTCGGTATCAGTTCTGTATATTTACGTGCCTCATCAAATGTCAACGGTCGAACTTTGCATTTCACTACTCCAATTTTCTGTCCATCCACGGTAATCAGATCTGATATGTCAGTTTCGATATTCTCTTTTCCAAAATCTTCTTCAAAATCTTTCAGAATTTCAGTATCACAGAGTTTCTTCAAGGATGATTTGTTATAGTCAGTTGTATCATCATCAAATTTCACAGTCTCTTTCACGAATCCGAGTGAAATGATCTTGGTATGCTCTGTGTACTGTTCCAGAACTTTGTATTTACGTTTTCCGGTAGTCTGGAAGATATCTCCCGGATTAAGTTCCGATAATCTCACCTTGCATGATTTTCCCTGTTTTTCCAGAAGTTCAACCAGTTCCTTTGCCCTCTTTAAGATTTCACTATTGCTCATTTTTAGCACCTCCTTATTTTGCTGTAAACGTAATCAACAAGTTAATAACGTTGAGAATAGCCAGTGTAATTATCATCGGTAATGCTTCTTTCTTTACGAACGCATAAATTGTTGCAATAATCCATGCGATAAACGAAATTGCAAACAGGACAATCAAATACGAATGAACTAACATATCACATTTCCTCCTGTTTCATAAAATCTGGAATCTCTGGTTCTTTTCCTGCTGCCGGGATCGGTTCTTTCTCTACCGTCTGGACAGTTTCTGCGACCGTTGGATGCTTCGGCTGTTCTTCGATTGGCATTGGCTCTGGGATGAATTCTTCAGTGTTGGCATTCTGATCGATTTCATATGCAACATCAGCTGCAAAAGCGTCATCTCTTGAAACTGTTTCTGTATCATCGTCCGCTTCCTGTACGAAAACATCACCATGAGTGTTGATGATCTGTTTTAAGGCACGATTGACAACGGTTTTCTTTGCCATCTGATCGGTGAATTTCTGGTGTGTGCCATTCCCATTTTCCTTGTATCCGAAGCCCTGTGACCAAGATTGTTTAATCTGTTTGATATTCATTACTTCCAGATGTTTTGTTCCATCTTCCATCAGTACAACTGCGTATGCTCCAAGGATTTTTTCGTTATCAATGTTCATAAAATCCTGTTCGTGAGAATCCAGAACCTTATTTCCATCTTCGATATGATATTTGAACTTATCTCCCTGGTAGATGATCTCCGCGTGAATATCTTTCATTCCGTATCTTCTGGCAATCGTCATGTTTCCGAAATATGATCTCTGGAACTGACACTGGCCGCTGTAAGCGATGAAATACCCCTGTTTCTTCTGCACTGAAAGTCCCAGTGTCGCCATGTTCATAAGACTGTTCGCAATGCTAATCTGGCTACAAGATTCCAGAATTGGTTTGTTATTCCTATCTTTTGTTTCCTTGAGCACCAGATACGCTCCCATAAGTGCATTGCTGAGATTGTAGTCTTTTGGAAAAGAAAGACCATATTTACATTTCTCTTCAAGCTGTTTTGTCAATCCGTCAATAAACTGATTGTTAATTACAACTGCTGCCTGCTGTTCTCCTACTGTTGCTACCTGTGTTTTGTTTGCCATTTTAATTCTCCTTTTCTTTTCTAATGATTTCCTTGCTTTTCCTTGACTTGCTATTCCTTTGCGATCTCATCAATGCGCTTCTATTCCACCGCTACTCCTATCGAAGCTCTTCCTTTGCGAATCTGTTCGAATTATTTTTAAATATTTTTCACACTTAATTCCCCATCTGAAACCTTCAACAGAATCATCTGTGTATCTAATCTTGGAATCCTGTCCGAATTTATGCTTTCGGTGTCGTCAACCCAAACCGGAAGCCGTAAGTCGTTCATCTCCTGTAATCCCATCACAAGGTCAATGTCGCAAAGGATCCGGTCGCTATGGTTCAGGCCGTTTGCATAATCAATACCATTGCAAATCATCCGGCAAGTTTCCAACGGTTCTCCGTCCTGTGTGTAGTCAAGGAACTGGAACTGAAAGTGTTTGAAGTGCGGATTAATCACTGCTGCCAGTGCCTTATTCTTCTCAATGGAATACTCGGTCAGCTGATCTACTTTCTGCTGAATGTTTGCCTGCTTCTGTGAAAGCTTTTTCTGCTCTTCCTGCAACGCTTCAAGGCTGTTAGCTTTTTCCTCAAGCCTTGCGGTCTGAGTCTTAATCTTCGCTTCAACATCTCTGAGTTTTGCTTCCAGAGAATGACGGTTGTTACTTAATAAAATCCTGTCATTTTCACCGTTTCCGATGCCATTGAGACTTTCTTCCAGTTCTGAGATTTTATCGCAAACTGCCTTGTATTCTTCATCGCTAGACATATCCGGTTCTGGAATCGGTTTCTCTGCTTTCTTTTCCGTTTCTGCGATTTCAAGTGCCAGAGATGTGATTCCTTTCTTAGTAGCTTCGATAGCTGCTTCAGCTTCTTCCTTTGCTTTATTCGCTGTTTTTAATCCCTCTAAAGCTTCGTTGCCGTCCTCAGTGATCTGTTCCAGTTTGGTGCGTTTATTTTTCTCAAACTGTTCTTTCTCTTCTAACTTTTTGGAGATTCTGGTCTGTCTATTAAACTTAAACTTGCGTTTCGCAGCTTCCACCTGTTCTTCCGGAAGCATCTGTCCACAAGTCGGACAAACAGCTGATTCCGGATCAAATTCTTTTCCACGGATTTCCGTAAGTTCGGTATCGTCCCACTTCTCTTTTAATGCTTCTGTATATTTCTTTTTAGCCTGTGCCAATGCTGCTTTGTGGCGTTCAATTCCTTTGTTAGCGTGTTCCAGATCTATTTCGGCAAGTCTTAATTTGTTCTCGGCGTTTTTCTTGTCGGATTTCAGCGTATATAATAAGGAAGTTATTCTGTCGTGTTTTTCTCTGGCTGTTTTACCAGCTTTCTCAACCAGTGCGTCACGTGAACGCTTCAGCCCTGCCAGCTCAATAGAAATCCGGTCGTATTCTCTTGAAGCGTCGCAGAGTACTTTCTCCTGCTTCTCGTTTTCTTTCAGCAAGTCAAGAAGATCATCCCTCTGTGCCAGAAGTGTTTCATCGCACTCAACCTGTCGGCTCTGCTCTTTCCTGATCTGTTTTACAATGTCATCAACATCTGACTTAGCTTTCCTCAGGTCTCTTCTGCGCGCCTTTAAGATCTCTTCGATAGAATCTCCTTCCACGCCTTCGTTCTTTATCCATTCATATTCCGGATGCTCCGCTCTGAACTGTGATTCACTGAATCCAGCTATTCCTCCCAGCGTTTCCCTTGCTTTTGCTGTTGCTTTTTGGATCTCATTCAAAAACACTCTGGCGTTGCTGCACATGGCAATCGTATCAGGATCGGCAATCCTTTTAAGAATCTCCATATACTCGGTTTTGTTCCGCTTAATTCCGTTGACGTAATATTCAACCGTATTAGATGACTTTCCTTTCTTGGTCTTTTTCTGGACAACATATTCCGTTCCGTCAACGTCAATAACCAGTTCTCTCACCACCGGATCATCAACTTCTTCACCGTCAACCTTCCGGCGGATATTGTTCGGAAGCGTTCCGTCTGTCAGCTTTCCGGTCAGGACATCAAAATATGCGTCCATCAGAGAAGTTTTACCCTGTCTATTTCTTCCGGAAACTTCTGTTCTTCCTGTGAAATCAAATTCTTTTGCTTCAAACTTCTTATAATTTTCAACGCTCAATTTTTTCAAAGTTACCTTTTTCATCTTTGATTTCCTCCATCTCCATTACCGAAACTTCGTATGCTGTTTTTCTAACATAAGAACCATCTAACTGCTTCTTCCAATAGTCACGGCTCTGCATACGTCCCTTTAATCTAACTTTTGTACCTACTTTCCATTCAGAAGCTTTCACCGCCAGATCTCTCCATGAAATACAAGAAATGTACTCTGACCGTCTGTATCCATTGATTGCCACACAAATTTCACAGAGTGTCCTTCCTAACGGTGTTTTTCTCAGCACCGGCTTCTTGCAAATATTCGCAGTCATTTCTACCGTATTCACAAGAAGCGTCCCTTCTGTGCTGACATCATATGCTTCCAGATACATATACTTTTTTTCTTGGTGGTCTGTTCTGACCCATTTGGAACGGATTCTTCCCGAAACCTTTATCCAATTCCATTCCCGGAACGTACCTTTGAGTCTGTTTGGGATTTCAACAATGATATCGTCCGGTGTTCCGCTGAAACGGTCACTTCTGACGACTAAAAAGCTCTTTCCCTTTCTTGGCTTAAATTTGACTTCCGCCGAATCAGTTACGAATCCGGTTAATGTCGCTCTGTTTAAATCTTGCATTTTTGTTTTCTTTTTCCTTCCTTTTAATGTCGTGTACGAAGTCATTGATTTTAAGCATCACTGCCAGTCCGGCTGTATTCATTAAGATATAATCCAATGCCAGAATCGTGAGTGCGTCCAAATCAGTCACAGCCCAGCATACTGTAAAGAACACGATTGCCAGGCCGGAAACTCCGAACACTGCAAGCCCCTCTAAGTAAGTTCTCATTTTTTTCCTTTCCCCAACAACCCCATTGCCAGCACTGTAGTCAACAGAGCAATGATTGCCAGATCTTTGTTTCTTGCTTCTTTCTCAAGATCTTCGATAATCTCAGAAGCAAGTGTTTTGCCAGTTTCCTTAGTGATTTTAGACATTAAAAATGCCCTCCTGTGTTTTTATTTGTCAAATACAGGAAGGTGTGATATAATCAACCTGTATTTAACTTACTCAAGCTAAGTTAGATACGTGCTCCGGTTGGTGTTCCTGCACCGCCGGGGCTGCTTACAACTTAAATGCCTAACATGGCAGCCAGAACATTTTTGTCTACGTAATCGCTATCTGAAGCATCAAGATAAGCTTCAACAGCTTTCAATCTGCCTGCCAACAGGGCATATTCTTCTTCAACGGTCTCCGGGATAAAATCCACGAAGCTTTCTTTTTCTACAGCCATCAATTTTCTTTCTCCTTTTCACAGTATGGACACGGGGCATTAAGTAACAGGTTGTTCAGCACCGCTTTTACGGATACAAAGCTTTCCTCCATATCACGTAATGTTTCACACACACCGTAATATTTTCTGCTTCCTTCAGCCGTTGTGATACCAACGAATATCGCACGATACCCTCCTAATTTTTTTCTGCTGAAAACCCTACATTCAAAACTCACGCACGCTTCTGGAACTGTGTCCTGTGCTTTCCGGCACATTCCATATAAGGTATCAGCATAAAGGTTAAATTTCTCTGCTTTTGTCATTTGTCCGCTCCCATCCCGGCGTTTACCGCCTTAAAAATCATCTGTTTTGTTTTTTCCTCTCCGAACGCTTTGGAGAAGGAACTGTAGGTACGAGATATTATTTCTGAAAGATCGTGGATGACTTCATTCCCCGCACCGTTAATTGATACGTTTCCTTTTTCACATTTAATCATCTAATTTTTACCTCCTGATCCGATAATTTCCGCCTTGCAACCTCCTATGCTGTTCGCTCCCTTTTGTGATATAATTCTTCCAGAAGGGAGGTGATATATTTATGGATTGGAGTGCTAAAGCTTCATGGATTGCTCTGATTGTCGCAATTATTTCTCCTGCGATCACAACTTATCTGAATAATCGTTTTCAATTAAAAGCAAAATCTATTGATTATGAGTTTTCTAAGCAGTCGGAATATTACCAATATCAAAAAAACTGTTATGAAAACTTTATAAAATTTGCTTCAAAGCAGATTGAAACCGATTATAAAAGTGAACGGATAGAATTTTGTGAATGTTTTCATAAAATGTTGCTCTATTTGCCAAAAAGTAATTGGGACGAAGCTAAAACGCTTTATGAATCAATCACTAATAGAAATCCGGATGCTCTTGAAAAGCTTTACTGTTTTACTAAAACATTGGGTTCCCAACTACAAGAATCGTGGCGGCAGTTCCAAGTATGATTGTGTAAATCAGACCAAACTTTCTCATTCCATTTTTGTTGTTCCCGTGCCAGTACGACATCAAACTGCAAATTATAAGCGTTGCTGACAGGGGAATGGCATTTAAAATGTTCAACTCGCAACCTCCTGTCCCAGAAACTTATTCACAAAATACAACTGCCCTTTCCCACTGGCTTTTGTCGTGCGTGTGATTCTGACCGAACCATCTGGATTCTGAACATTGGATTCTTTAATTTCAAATAATCCTTGCTCAACGTATTTCTGTTTCGGCATATTTCGTGAACTTCCAGAAACCATCAAATAGCCATTGTCTCTCATCCATTGGAATAATCGTTTCTGCCCTATCTGGTATCCGTTCTGGCAGATAAGCTTCGCCAAGTCACCGATAAGAATTGATGTATGGCTTGCGGATACAGCATCTGCGAAGATTGTCTTTGGTCTATCAGCTTCGATTTTCTCCACAAGAGACTTATTTGTATCTTTCAACTTCGCAATCGTCCGGTCTGCCATCTTCAACGCTCTGGCAAAAACCTGTTCTGGTGTGTTCCATGCTCTTTCGAGGTCGATGAGATAATCCCTGATTAGCTTTCCTTTTTCAGTTCTGGACATCATTGCTAAGTGCTTTGCCATGAGTACTGTGATTTTATAATCTTCAAGTTCCCTAACAGCACCGTTATTAACAACCGTACTCGATGTACACTTGTTATAATCCTCGCCTTCAACAAACAGTTCCCTGTTTGAATCGAACCATCTACTAAACCTTGATTGTACATCTAATGCTTTATGCAAATCTCTTGCGGAAATAGTCGGTTCTTCGCCGCTGTAATTAATTGGTATTAGTTCGCTCATGCTACTCCTTTCTGTGGTATACTCTAATTAAAAAAAATGGAGGTTTTAATTATGCTGAGTACCATTGTTAAATTTGTTGTAGAAAATAAGTCTTTGCTTACAACCGTTATTGCGATCGCAGGATTTATTCTTTCTCTATTTCAATTCATTCATTCACTTTGGAGTAAACGAACAAATATTTCTGTTTCATTGGAAACACTGTGCACTTTAAATGTAGAAAACAAAAAGTCTATCAAACTAGGTTTAATCTTTCAGAACAATTCATCTTCTCCTATAATTATTACCAGAGTTTCTTTACTTTTGAATCATAGCGCTTCGTATTCATGTGTTCTAACCCATAGATGGGTTGCTGAACGTTATTATCCAAAGCACAATGAAACAGATATTCCCATCACTGAAAGAATATTCAGTGCGGATTTTCCGATCTCTTTGCAATCATCACAAGGAATATTTGAAATTGTCCTGTTTGACATTCCTGCTAATATTAAATTGAGCAAAGATTTTATCACATTAAAAATAATCACAAACAAGAAGAATAAAATATATACTCTTCAAGTACCAAAAGAAAGCACAGATTTACTTTCGATTTAAGAAAAAAGTGATTATATTTAAAATGATTGCTGCAATAGAAAAGAAAAGCGCTACATCGTATAAATTCATCTAATTTGCCTCCTTTTTACTGGAATCGGCAATTTCCTTATCTCTAAGGGCTGACAGATAAACGATTGCCATATTTTTGTTTTCTTCTGATAATGTTGCGAAAATATCGGCAATTCGTTTTCCGTCTTCAATATCTTTGTTTTTTAATACTTCCATATTTTTCTCCTTTCTGTTTAGTGAGTTGTTTTTTGCATCAGTTTTTCAACTTGGTTTAATATTACTACAACTCAGTTTATCTGTCAAGCATAATTTTAAACTCAGTTTAAATTTTTATTGACTTTTCTTTCTCTATGATGTATTATGATATTGGGAGGTGAGGAAATGACGGACGTTCTCATTAGAATCCGAGAGGTACTTTTGGAAAGTCAAAAATCCCAAACTGAGATAGGGAAAGCAATCAGAAAAACTCCTCAGTATGTTTGGAAACTTTTGAATGACGACAATGCTAATCCAAGTAAAAGCGTTATCAAAGACATTTGCCAAGCATTCGGGATTAACGAAGACTGGATCAATAAAGGAGAATTACCCAAGGATCTAAAATTGGACAAAGATTTCTCTTCTATATGTGCTGAAATAGGCACTGAGGATTCCAAGGCAAAAGAAGCTATTATGAAATACTATCAATTATCATCAGAAGACAAAGAATTGTTTTGGAAGTTCATTGAAAGATTCGCCAAATAGAAAGAAGCAGGGATTAATCTCCCTGCTTCTTTTCTTTCTCAAAAAGAGTATGTGTAAAGCTATAAATCATCGCCAAGAATCTTACACTTTCTATCTTTTGTATCATACTAATAATTTCTTTCTTATAGTCCATAAACCATACCTCCCGATCAGCTTTATACAATAATATATGTTCGTTTAGTGGGAAATATCACTACAAACATATGTTCTGTTTTTACTATACTCCCACCTCAGTGTAATAGTACGGACTGCGACAAGATATTTGCTCTCGGGAATTGCCAGATATAGGTTAGGATTTTCGTGTTCTCAAATATAAACTTCGTGATTGCAGAATAAATTATGCTTTTGCAAACAATGTCCTTAGTGTGATATACCGGCGCATTAGTATGGACTGCTCTGCACACGTCTGAAATATGTTTTTGAGTGTTCTCCAGATGCGCGCTTTCCTGCACGTCTGGCAACTCAACAAGCATGTAATAAGCGCTAGTGTTTATCAATGCGACTGCAAGTATCAATATTAAGAGTATTTTCGTCTTTTGTTTCATCAAATCACCTATCTTTTTAGGACTAACTGCCGGATATTTAAGCACTTTTATTAACACAGGAGAGCAGCTTTGATAAATTTCCGGCAATTCAGCCCATTTACAGTATTAAACTGCTGTAGTATAATATCTGTATAAATACTATCTACATTGTAAATTCTACAACATTTCACCGTAAAAATTGGTAAATTGAATAAATAGTGGGTTTTCGCATAATAAAAAGGGTGTGATATAAATGCGAATTGCGATACTTGACGATAACCAGCTTGATATTGATTATTTCAAGGCAAGGGCTGAGTCGTTTTTGAAGAAAAAGGGCGACAGAACGTACCAGATTTCAGAATACACTTCTGGTGTCCCTCTTGTGGATGATGTGAAAGACGGTGAATGGTTTGACTTGATCGTATTGGACATCATTTTAAAAGACGGCGAAAATGGTGTTGATGTAGCATATAAGTTACGTGGCTCTGGTTATTCCGGAAGTCTGATGTTCTGGACAATTAGTGGCAGTTATATGCGTGATGCTTTTGACGTTCGGGCAGCACAGTATGTTATCAAAGGGCATGAAAATGGAAGGGTGTTTTCTGTGATTGATGCTACACTTGGAAGATTAGAAGAGCGGATGCTTACTGTGAAATTCAAGGGCGATTTCTACAGGATTTTCTTTCGGAACATCGAATACATAGAAAGCCGTGGTCAAATGTGCATTATTCATTGCACAGATAGGCAGCAGTACGGCTTTTACCGACGTCTGCATGAGATAGAAAAAGTTCTGGATCGGCGTTTTGTCCGGTGTCACCGTAGCTATATCGTAAATATGGATTATATTGCAAACATTAAATCTGACATCAAGATGATTTCCGGTGATATCGTTTCAATATCCCAGAATCGAAAAAGAGAAATAGAACAGATATATCAAAAATATCTCGAAGAGTAAGAAAAGAGTCGGGTTTTTACGCCCAACTCTTTTTTTGGCTGTCCGCTCGTGCCGCTGCTAACAGCTCCCACCGGGAACATACAGCTCTTTCATTCATGCACGACAGAATCAGTCTGCACTCTTCACTTGTGCTAGCCACACAGGGCACTATAACATCATAAGTTCAATCCCTGTGCGACTATTGGTAGTATAACCTGTTTTAAAGGATAAATCAATCAGAACATCATTTCGTGTTGGCTTTCATGTGCTCAATCACTCTCTTCCAAGTGTCAATGCCGCAAGTTCCATTTGCAGTCACGCCAACATTCTTCTGAAAAACTTTAAGGGAATTATATGTATCGTTCCCAAACTGTCCGTCAGCTTCTACCCCGAGCATTGCTTGAAGCATTGCCACAGCTGTACCGGAACTGCCCTTTCTCAGAATTGGGAGCCTTGTCTGGAAGGTGCCGGTGAGCGTGGTTGAAGGTGTACTTACTTTTGCGCCGGTGGTAACAGCGATAGCCATGTGGTGATTATCATTCAGGAGGATATCTCCTGCTTTCAGATAGTCACCAGATGTCAGATACTTACTATCCGTCAGGACTTTTGCACCGGCAGCCTTCATTGCGGCTCTCATGTTTCGTGTTGTCAGATAGATGCTGACTGCTTTAAGCTTTGTATTATTCAGGCGATATCCGGCACCCTTGACGATAGCTGCTGTACTTGCACTGCAATCAGATTCACAAGCTACCGTGATCTGCGCCGGATCGTAGTTGCTTGCCTTTAAGTGCTGCCAGAACGAATACCGGTCATTGCTGTTTCCGGCAGTGCCCTGATCGTAGCCGATGAGATTATTCTGTGCTGCTTTTGTCGCCATATCTGCAATCATGGCTGCGATTTTAGAATCATCAAATCTCAGGACACAGAGCCACGGTCTGCTGTACCAGTTCATGATCTGATACTCTGTACCAGTCTGATCTCCAGCTTTTCCACCTGCATATCTTCCATTTTCGTCATGTCCGCAGTTACTGATTTTTACCATTTTTGTTTCTCCTTTCTGTGCTGTTCCTCTATAGTCCTTGTAAAATACATCCATATCAACATTTCCGCTGATTCCAGATACTTTTCCTTTGCTGGAATACTGCCAGCCTACACCGACCGATGGACGCAATCTTTCCTGTACAGAACCGTTGTCGTTCGCCGGATAACGAGCAATCCAGCAGTCGTACTTCTTAAGTGCATCAGTCAAAACGTTATTATACCAGTCCAGATTGCAGTAGATACCGACTTTATAACCGGCTTTCTTCATCCTGATCAGAAATGCTACGGCAATATTTTCGATAGCCTGTTTGCCGAGTTTTCGCTGATTAGACCACTCAAGGTCGTAGAACACCGGAAAGTCCAGTCCGCATCCGTTCAGTGCGGCAATCACATCTTCCGCCTCGTCAATTGCCTGTGCCGGTGTTAGAGCGTAAGAATACTTGTACCCACCGGCAAGGATTCCGTTGCTCTTACATCCCTTGTAGTTGTATTCGAACGATCTGTCAATACCGTCTCTCTGGTGCACTCTCAGGATTGCGAATTTAACGCCGGATTTAGCAGCTTTCGCCCAGTCGGGCTTTCCCTGATTAGATGATACGTCAATTCCCTTTAATTCCATCCAGTTTTTCCTCCAATTCTCTAATCTTGCGACCCTGCTCTTTTACTGTAGCTGATAGTTCCTGTATGGCTTTAATGGCGTAGTTCAACAAGTAAGAAGTATTAATCTGCTTAACATCCATCTCGCCATTTTCATCATACCCACCGCCCAGAGCCAGGTTCGGGTCGATTTCTTCCAGTTCATCCGCCACGAAACCGATGTTTTGATGTCCGCCCTTTTTCCAGTCAAATTGACGGACCTTCATTTTGTTTACAGTTTCAAGAGCTTCTACTTTACTATCTTTAACATTTTCCTTTAGCCGAATGTCGGACGGTGCTGCACCAGAATAAAACTTGCTTGTTACATAAGAGCTGTTTCCTGCAAACTGTCCTCGCACGCTTAAATACGGCGAATATAAATCTCCTATATCCGTAGTCTCACTGTATGTTTGTCCTGCTCCAATATACGCCACCTTTGAACCATCGTTGCTCGCAGATGCAATCGGCAATCTATACACAGGTGACTTTGCACTCTGGTTTTCCCAGTCCGGAAAATACAACATGCCTTCCGTCTTTAGGTTCTTGCCCATTGAGCAACCATCAGTATATACAGCATTTGCGTTTACGCGGACAGCGTTTTCCAAGTACCGGATGATATAACCGTCCCATGTATGGCTTGTATCACCCTCCATCCACAGTTCTTCAACACTGGAATCTTTTTTTACCGCATATAGTCCATATTTGCCAAAGCGGAGTGCTTTATAATTATTTGCGTCAGTATAATCTGTGTACAAAGCCATTCCTGCTGTACTGAGGGTGATTTTCCTTTTCTTGCCGGTTTCATCATAATAGTACAGGCCACTTCTTATTAATCTGAAAATAGTAATAGCATTGCCGGCACTATCAATGTTATTCAACGCCATTCCGCCGTTCGTCAGTCTAATAACTTCTTTTCCGTTGGCATCATACACTTTCAGCTGACCATTGCCATCATTTACGCCGCCGAGTGCAAGTGTTCCACCTTTCGCGGCATTAAACGAGATGTACAGCGTCTGGTTTCCGCTTTCGTCCTTGCCGTAATACAGCCCCTTGAACTTTCCACCGTCTGACAGGATATCAACTATCTGCTCCTGTGTCAGCGCAGCTACATCAATCGCTACGGAAAAACTCTGTCTATCACACAGGATAGTTTTTTCTGCATCAGAATACACAGAAACGCGGAGCATGTCATGCGCTGCTAATGACATAGTGTTTACAGCAACATTTATCATTTTCATCGATGTTGTATAAGCTGTGCTTATTTCACTGTATGAGTTTCCGCCATCGGAACTCTTCTCAACCTTCCAGTATCCGTACAGGTTTTTCTCTTCTTCCTGTCCGTCTCGATAAAACGCGCTGACAGTCAATGTGGCAGGGCTTATTTTTTTATCAGCCCCCATCAAAAGAAGTTCCGTGTTAGCTCGCAAGAAGTAAGTACGTCCTGGCGTTCCTGGTTCACCCTGTACCCCGGCGTATTGTTTTGCTATCGAAAACCTCTTTGTCACTGCCAGATTATTTAGATATACTGCCCGGATATCAACCCAGCCACTGTCCGCGGTCAGTCCGGCGACGGTGTATGTCTTGCTTTCCCCATTCCAATTTCCTTGTATATTCTGGGATGTTGTAATCGTATACGTACAGTTATCCGTGATATCCTGTGTACCGTACATGACGGTCGCCGTTGTGGTGCACTCCGGAAACTCCGTATAATTACCATCGCTGTCAACCGGGATGCCCTGGTAATCGTTGTCAAGCTGCATGGTCATGTTTCTAGCCAGAGCTGCCATGTTCTCAACATCTTCAATTTTTTCATCAAGTGGCTTACCGCCGATGGTCACACAACTTCCGTCGAGGGTGACTGTTCCGGTGTCCATGTCTGCCTTAAAAATGATGTTTCCGCTTTTATCTTTAACCAAAATTGACCCGGCATTAATCCAGTCAGCATTAATACCAACAGCGTTTAAAATCCTTACGATCGTATCTCCATCAACAGTCATTCCACCGTTCCATGTTTGCCCACCGTCTGTTGAAACGCCCCATGCTTCTGCGGTCATCTTCCAAACAGCTTGGGATTCTGCTAACGTAGGCTTGTCGTGCAAATAGTAAATTTTGCTACCGTCTTCCTGTACTTCAATTGTAGAATACAGTCCTGTAGCTTTATCCATCCGCTCTTTAAATTCTTTCAGAACTCGTTCTCTTTCGCTTTTTTCTTTTTTAATCATGTTTCTGGCTGCCACGAAAGCCTGTGTTTCCTGGCTATATTGCACGCTGCTATTTTTAGCAGCACTTTTAGCATTGCAAGCAATACTTTGACCATTCCCGGGGCTTAATACAGTCGATGTCACAAAAGAAGTATATGTTTTCCCATTCCTGTCAACGATAACAACAGAGTCGCCAGCTTCTAACGAAACATCCGTAACACACTCCGCTTCAAATGGGCGAAACAACATTCCAACACACTTTTCGGCAATCATAGCTGCAACAGTCTCTCCATCGCCTTTTCCTATGAGTTTGTTTTCGGATATATCCAACACATACCCTTCTTTGCCCGATATATAGCTTGCAGCATCATCATCCAAAGAATCACTGTATTCCGTCACTCTCACACCAGTTATGACCACATCTGTATGTTGTGGAGTGAAGCTATATGTCGGTGGCATCTGTGATATATTACCATCCTTATCAACCAGGAAAAGTTTTAAAACACCATTGCACTCAATGAAACTGCCGTTTTCAACGCTCGCTGTTTCGTTTGCGATAATTATATCCCTATCTGGTGATATTAAAACCCCATTTTCATCAAGAACAAGTGTCCCTTCATTTATCGATTTATACCATCCGATGCACAGCCTTCCATATTCATCACACCTCATCCACTGGCAGCCTATCTGGGCTACCCATTGAAGCACTTGTCGGAATGTAAGAGCTTCATCACTAGGACGTACCTGCACAATATAATCGCTTCGGTCAAATATTTGTGTCTGCAATGTAACACCACAAACACTGCAAGCATCCCTGACTATCTGTGCTCGTGTTGCCGGATATTTCAATTTACTCAGCGAATAATCCTTGTCAAATTTGCGCATATTGTCTTCGCATACGAGTCCAATTGTAACCGTTTCATCTTCCGGTTGTTCAACGACCATCATTGTGCAGATGCGTTTCTTTTCTTTTTTTTTGGATTCTGTTTCCAACCCGACGTAGCATATTACCGACGCGTCTTCAAAATCATATTCTGAATATTGGCCATCGAAGTTATTAATGGTCAATGTCAGCTTATTAATGATGGCCGATCCTATATCGAAGCTTTCATCAGAAGATACAGAATCTTCAAACTCCATTCCGTTCTCCCAAAAATCTTTATTGGTCAAATTCAGAACTGTCCCATCTTTTAAGGTGATGTCTGCATATTTAAGATAATTCACATCCATTCCGTTCCGCGCTTTTTCTTTCCATGCAGACGATAAATTTCTCATTCCGTATCACCTCTCAATCACATCGAAACTAATAGATTCTGTTCTCCGATTTCCAATCCACCACCATTTTACCGGCGCGCTTCTGTCTCCTACGTAGAATGTTCTTGTTTCATATACACCAGTCATCATATCTGGGTATGTGATGTCTATGTACTCTGGATTGAAAGCTTGGAGAATCTTTGAAGTTTCCTGCCAGTCCTTTCCGTTCCATTGCAAAGCTAACTTTCGTTTTTGGGCAATCCTGTTTTTGTGCATCAACGAATCATCTGTTCGCCCGGACTTCGCTGCGGAGATATCTTGGATCCCCCATGTATAAGCAGAAGGGCACGGCATTTCTACACCATTTACTTTTAAAAAAATGTCTGCCATTGAATAATCACCTCATTTTTGTGCATGAAAAAAGCGCCTATCAAAGATAGACGCTTTATGATTATTCATTATACTTTTTTGGCGTAATATGATTCCATATTTTTACATATGATGTTCAAGTAAAAAGAAAGAACCGGAGAATTTCTCCCCGGTCCATAGCTTTATTTATAAACTACTTTGTACATTGCTCTACGATACGATTTCACTTTTCCATAACGATTATTATTTGTAAACTGCACCATTTCGACAACGTGTGTTCCAGATTTTATATAAATGTCGTCCAATGATCCCCCTCCGCTAACAGAAGTGCCGTGATTTTGATCCCAAAGTGTTCCGTCAATATAGACATACGTCATTAATTCCCGGTCAACATTATTTGCTGAAAAATTAATATATCCCATTGGAAAGTGTTTGTATAACTGCATAAGTACGGTTTTACCATTCGTACTTCTTTGAGAATTATATTCAATAAAGAAATCTGCATCTCCACACTCTTTTTGATTTGGTAAAAGCATCTTAAGTTTGCTAGGTTTGTTCTTGACCGTGACTTTGCACTTAAATGTTTTACCAGATGCACTTCTGGCGGAAACATAAGCAGTCCCGGCACTTTTTCCGCTAATCTTACCGGTTGACGAAACTGTTGCAACTTTAGTGTTCGAAGAAGACCATCTGTATTTCTGCTTTGTATTCAGCATTTTAAGCTGTGCCGTTTTTCCTTTGTACAGTGAAATGTTTGAGTTGCTGATCTTCGGTGCTTCTACTGTCACTGAACACCGATAACTCTTCTTCCCGATTTTAGCAGTAATCGTAGCTGTTCCTCGGGCCTTTGCCGTTACTTTTCCGGTACTATTCACAATCGCATTTCTTGAGTTACTAGACCATTTTGGTTTCGCTTTTGTTCCGACCATCTTCAGCTGTATCGTTTGTCCTGTGCAAATCGTCACCTTCGTTTTGTTGATTTTAACCGTTGCCGCCGATACCGGAACCGCCATGGCAAGCGCCATAATCATTGCCAACAAGATCACTGTAAGCTTTTTCCACTTTTTCATTTTCTTCTTCCTCCCTTGGATTGATAATTTAATTATACATCCAGATGCAAAAAACTACAATGAGAATCACAGTAATTGATTGAGCATTTTCACCTAGAATCCATTTTTTGTGTTTCCGCGGAGGTTTATCGTTCAAAAAAAAATCGTACCCGTATTTAAGCCGTTTTATTTGAGTAAGGCTGTGTCAATGATCTGAAAGTTTGCCCGATGGATGTAAAAGGCTTTCCCGTCAATTATGAGCTTTGTCATTTTCGGCAACTTCTTCGGAATTTTCCAGTATACTTTGTCACCAGAATATGCTGTAATAGGTTGCCCCAGCTGAGATTTAATCACAACAACTCTAGATTTTCCGAAATAATTCTTGTACTGATTTACGATCCCGGCAACGTAAGTATTGTCAGAAAGTTTTCCTGTAGATTGACTGTAAATATCAGTCTGCTCAAAATCCACATCCGGCTCCAGACCATCTTGCTCAAATATGCAGGTGTCGCCGCAGCTCTGGATTTTCTTGCCGTCAATATTGATTGTGATCACGGATGACAGCTCGTATCCGCTGACCACAGTTCCATCACTGTTGTAAGAAGTTGTCTCAACCGGATTGCCCTGAATATTGATCTTGTCGCCGACCGTGGTCATGACCTTTTGACCGTAGTTGTCATAGGTGCGGATTGTATATCCATTTCCAACCAGATTGCCTTTGATGTCATTAATAGTATCGTCCATCAGAGCGCATCCGGCAGCCCCTCCGGCAAAGCACAGGCACAGGATTGCCAGTAACATGATTTTTAATTTTTTATTCATCTTTTTTCCTCCCTAGATATACGGTTTCCGTTTGTGGTACGTTATCAGCTGGCTGTATCTCAGGGGCTTTCGCCCACGCATCCGGAACTCATTATTTCTGGTTCCACGTTTTGCCACTATACAGTCCATCGCCTTTCGGATGTTTCTGTACTGGCCTTTACGAAGTCTGATCTTTCTCCGGTTCATCTTTTTCCTCCTTGTCGTCAAAATGACGATATCCCCATTTTGGGATTAAAATAAATGCCAGCAATGGCCACGCTGAACCTGTCACTTTACAGGCCGTGGCAATAGCCGCTGAACAAGCGATCACTGATACTGCGTTCAGAATCATAACATATTCCATTTTCTTTCCCTACTTTCTCGATAATTGATTGGACAAAATCGGCTAGAATCCATTTTTATGCGTTACGTGAGGAAATTATCACCTACGGTATTTCAAACGGATTTCGGATTGGTTTAGTCAATGTATTCTTGGTCATCCCATTTCTGCTTTACCCGTTCACACAAAATCCTCTGATTCTCCTCGCTGAAGAACAGCCAGATATGACGGTCAAAGCTTTTTCCGTTTCGTTGGCCAAGGTCTGATTTAAAAAACTCATCTATCATGTCCTGATAGAACCGGAGCTCATCCTTTTCTTCCACGTCTGCTTTCAGAAGTGGTGAATCATCGCCAATGATAACTCCCATGAACTGATTTGCGTATTCGGCAGAAATCATTATATGCTGTTCGCCCATGTGCGTCCGGTACTGTTTGAAGTAATAAGCGATAACTGCCATGGTCAGACAGATGTCATGATCTTCCAGAATATTCTCCTGTTCACCATACAGTGAATTAAACTCATTGTACAGAATCTGTGGTACATCTTCGTCCCGGTACTTCTCAGAACGATTTTTCTGTTTTTGCTTGCGGTACACTTCCTTCTGCTCAGTTGTACGTGAGGGTATATTATTTATATCTAGTATATTAATATTATTAGGAGCAGAAGTCTTTGAACCTTTATCATTCTTTGATAAAGTCTTTTTCTCTTTATTTGATAAAATAAAGTCTTTATCTGTATCAGTAATTGATTTATCAGTAGTTAATATATCAGTTCTTTTATTATGGGGGTGATGTTCTACCCCTGGAGTTTCTAGGGGTAGGTTTTCTATACCTTGCTGAGGCGGCGCTTGAATAATGTCATTGTTTGGCACTTCCTGCGGTGTTTCGTAAATATTATAAATGTATTCAAACTTAGATCGTCCCTCTTCTTTACAAGGTTTTTTCTTATCCACAACAAGATATCCTGTCGCTTTTAATTCTTTTATAGTTGACTTTACTGCTGTTTCGTTTTCTTTCAAGATCGCGCATAATCCCGGAATAGAATAATTCCAAGAATCCGGCAAAGAAAACATCACTGACAAAAGCCCCTTTGCTTTAAGGCTTAAATTCTTATCTCTTAAATGATGATTACTCATCAATGTATAATTTTTTGTTTTGTGCACTCTAAATACTGCCATAATCACATGACCTCCTTTTCTGAATTGTTAAGTGGAATTTCGCTGAAATCCCGGAGTATGTCTATTCCACTATGAAACAGTTCAGGGGAGTCTTCTGTTTTGCAATCTTCATTGAGAACCGGATTATTTTCGGCTATGAGTAATATTTCTAAAATATTTGTATCTGCAATATTATTTACCGCATAAAACATTACTCGGGTAATTTTTGCCGAGTTTTTTCGTTCTCTATAAGATGATGTGATTCTTTGTGATAAATCAATTGATTTTCCAATGTACAAAATGGTATTATCTTCGCCAATAAAAGCGTATATGCCATGAACTTTATATAAGTTATCACACAAAAACAGCATTGATTCTGTCGAAAAATCTTTACTACATTCAACAGTATCTTCGCTATTTTTTTCTATAATGGATTCTCTCCACAATATACGTGCATACGCATCTTTGTTCCCTGATATAAAATCAGAAACATCACCATAGCAACTATTTTCATCAAACTTTTTGTATCCATAACAAGCACGTGAGATTGCATTAGCGTAATCAATTTGGCGAATACTTGCTTTTTTCCAATTGCATTTTTTATATTCGTCTTCGTATTCTCTGATAAATTCACTAACATCATAGTAACTATCGCCTTCATTAAAGCTCATATTAATATCAAGAGCTTCAGCAATTACTCTGGCAAATTTTATTTGTTTTGGGGAAGCTAATTTTCGACCTTTCATATAGATAACCTCCATGTCGTTAATGCGTGACTGCCGTTTCGTCACAGACCCATGATTTATAAAAACAACAGGCAGGCGTATCATGGAATTACGCTTGTCCCCCGTCGGGTAAGCCTGTTGGTTTTACCAGTTTTATGCGACTTCCAAATAAGCAATATCTTTGAATATCTCCAGTCGCTTTTTACAGTCTTTATAGATTTCTTTGTAATATTTATTCTCCAAGATTCCTGCTTGGATGCAATGAAGAATAATATTTTCAGCTACAGTAAGGTTGCTCAACTGTTGAGCTGTAGCGTTATCTCTTCCAGATATACCGCAAATTTTATTTGCTAATTTGGTGTATGTGATATACATTTTATCAGAATGCTGAGAACCCTGTTCTTTCGCGTATTTAACTAATTGCTTCAGAATATCCGTTTCAGCTTTTCTAGTAAGTTTTCCCTGTTCTCGTGTTTCAACCCAATACTTGCTTTGACGTTCGAAAATAAATTGTTGCATTAAGTAAAACTGGCGAACGAGCTCCTTTTTAAACCTACGGGTAATTTCACTGTTTCTCAAATAGGTCATAAGCAATGTAGCCTGCTGTTGATTTAGGATGTAAACTTTTTCCTTCTGACCGCTTGCTAAAGGTTCCATTTTAAATCGAACCTTCCCGAAATCCTCGAAATCATCTAAATACTTTTGAATTACCGCAGTTATTGAATGATGCCGGTTGCTTGTGCCGAATGCAATAATTTTGCTGTCAGTAAATGCTTGATTGTTTTTAATACTTACTATCTCCATATAACTCCTTTCGTTCGCAACTGCTCTTGCAGGCAGGGTTTTTGGAAACAAAAAAGAGCAGACTCCAAGACGGTATCACGGAAAACGGGTCACTGCTTCAACCCATAAATAAATATCATCTTAAAAGTCTGCTCAATATTTTGTTTTTTCGCACAATATAACAAGATATAGGTGCTACTTGTTACTCATTCATTATACCGCAATCCGGCAGAAATGGCAATGGTTTTTACCATACTGGACTAGGGTTTTTCCGCCGGTTGTTGTCGTTCTGGGCTTTTGTGATAGCTTTCGCAAAAGCACGTCCGTCCAGATTGATCGTGTTGGAAATGTACTGCGGAGATGAGCTTCCGCCGGTGTTCATGTTCATCATTGCCATGGCAACGCCCTGTGTTACCGCCTGCGTCATTTCTTCCTTACTCAGTCCAATACTTCCGTCCGGCATGTTTCCGGTGATGCTGTCAGCAATACTCTTCATAGCCTGTTTATTGGTCAGCGGAAGGACTGCTTCCTTTCCTGCTTCACCAACGCCGATCACGGATGCTGCATTGAAAAGGCCGCCTTTGGCATACCAGTCAACTCTCGAATTGTACCGCCATTTGTGGGTTTTTCCGTCCTGCCAGTCGGTATAATCCATAGAAATATGTGGAGTCCTGATGTTGATTGACTCTATGCCGTTTCGGAGATTCTGCATAGCCTTTTGCCCGATACTGTACATATCGCTGAAATTGCTTCGAATAGTACTTACAACCGCTTGAATCGCACCGCCAATGCTTGAGTTCATGGTTCCCCGGATGTAAGAAGATATATCCCTTCCAAGATCCTGCCATTTGCCAAGAGCGATTCTGTACTGGCTTCCAAAGTGGCTGCGGACGGTTTCATCCATTCTGCCGAGCTCTGTACTTGCATCAATCTTCATCTGGCGGACGTTTTTGGTTACTTCACGGGAAGAATTTCCCCAGTTCTTTGTCGCAGATACGCTTACACGGCTGAAGGAGTTTTCAGCACTTGTAGCTGCGGATGCAGAATTGATTTCTGTCTGACCAGTAATGGTATCCCAAGCTCCTTTAATTTTTGAGCCGATTGAATCCCATGCTGTTTTCGTCTTTGAACTAATAGTGTCCCATACGCCGGTTACGGTGTCCTTAATGTTTGTGAACGTATCAATTACGCTTCCAATCCTGTCAGAGATCCCCTGTTTCAATCCAGACATCAAATATCCGCCGATCTCGGAAAACACTGTAGACGGAGAATGAATACCAAAAAGGTTTTTAACACCATTAATAATAGGGTCCGAGATGTTTGTTTTAAGCCATGTTCCAACAGTCGAAATTACGTTTTTAGCACCGTTGTAAAGTCCATTGATAAGGTTTGAACCATGTGTGTAAAGCCAAGTTCCGGCAGTGCTGAACGCATTTTCTATTGCTTCCTTAGCTTTACCGGCAAATTCCGTAACGGTATCCCAATTTTTCCATAACAGGAATCCGCCAACAACAGCTCCGATAACAGCTAAACCTATCGGGCTGAACAGTACGCTACCCAATGTGGAAAATGCGGTTGCCATTGCCGGAGCAAATGTTCCTGTAATCCAAGTTCCGATAGAACCGGCAAAAGCAGTTGCAGCTGGCCAAAGTTTGGTAGTTATAACTTCAAGGATTTTTGGAGCAATCTGTGTTGTTATGGTAGTCGGAATTGCTTTCAACTTGTCAACAGCTTCCAGAGCGTAAACTCCAACAGTTGTGCCTAATGTACTAGTTGAAAAGGCAGTCGCTATTTTGCTGAGTGCTGTTCCTAGTAATGTTGCCGTAGCACTGGTTCCGGTCGGCAGTTTTCCCATAGCAACTAAAATAGATGATACCAAGGTATCTGCTTTTGACACCAATCCTACACCGGCAAATGCAACTACAAACTTACCAGCTGTAGTTTCTCCTAAGCCGGAAAAGATTCCGCCTAAAACATCCTTTAATACTGTGGCTAAATCCTTTAAATGGCTTCCCCAGTCTATCTGACTAAGGAATAGTCCGATGCCTCTTCCGAAGGATTCCCAGTCTGTTTTTTCTGCGATATCAACCAAAGCGTCTAGTAAGTTGGTGATGAAAGTGTTTAATGATGCTCCATTCTCTTGCCACTTGAATTTTCCAATGAAAGTATTAATTCCGTTGGAAATGTTGTTTACCAATTCGCCCCAGTTGAATTTTTGCGTCCATGCAGCCAATGTCTTAAATGCACCGTTTAATCCGGTCGCAATCGTAGTTGCTATTTTAGAGAATGAAATTCTGCCAAAAGCTCCATTCATGGCATCAGCAACCGCAGTTCCTAACTGTTCCCAACCAGTCAGACCGGCATTATTCTCTTTAGACATTTTCTGAACAAAACCGTCCAGAATATTCCAGCTTATCATAAAACCACTGCCAAGGACTTGGCCAAGGTTCGGCCAGTTAACTTCGTCAATCATTCCACGAAGCCCCGTTGCCAGTTTGTTGCCAATGTTTGTAAAGTTAATACCACCCGGGCCGATCAGAAGCTCAAAGGTGTTGACCAAAGTGTTGATACCGGCACCGACAGTACGTCCTAATCTATCCCAGTGAATATTTTCAACAAGGCTGTTAAAAGATCGAGTAAAAGCATCACAAAACGCAGAGATTTTCGGACCTACATTACTCCAACTAATAACATCGTAAATCTTCCGGATTCCGATATTAAGCATATCTGCAATAGTCTTTCCAAGTCCTTCCCAGTCATGGTTGAGAAAAGCTTTGCGAATTTTTTCAGCCCATTTGTTGATAGGGGTTTCTTCTTTGTTCAGAGCATCGTCTATCTGGTCAGTGATTCCACCAAGACCCAATGACGGTGTTATGCCGGTGCCAGTTTTACCTTTTCCGGTACCAGGTGTTGAACCGGATGAACTAGAATTATCTGTCAGCTGATTCAGTTCGTCAAACGGAAGAACAGAAAGAGCTTTTTTCAGAGCTTTTGCTGACGAAGTAGCATCGTCCAGCCCAGAAGCTGCTGCATCTCCGGCATCCTGTAATCCGCTAAGGTCTGCTGAGGAATCTTCCAGTCCGGCAAGATCGTTTACGACCCCACTTGTGGAACCTTTAATCTTTTTCCCCATCAGAACATACATGAAGTTACGGAATGTTTCCGCAGCCTGCATAAGCTTTGACATCAAGGCATTAAGAGCCTGAATTCCCGGAAGAACTGCTGCGATTAAGCCCTGCCCCATAACAGATGCAAGGGACTGGATGTTCATAGCAAGGAGACGTACTTGGTTTGCGTATGTCAATTAATGTTATCCTATAGGCTTTTTATCCTATAGTTCTTATAGTTTCCTATAAGTTCGGCGTACATTTTCATCCCATAAGGATGTCGGATACTCTTGGGGATATTATATTCTAAACTCTTTAATAAAAAAGAGCCTAGGTTCAATCCCTACGCTCTACAATGTGCTATAGCTTTTGTTCTATAGCCTTATCTCGGTATTAACTTATTGACTTATCTCTGTAAATATAATATGTTCGTATTAAGTCAACTTAACCTTTACCGACTTTACCCGATTTTCACTGATGTATTGCTACATCAGGCGGCACATAGTCTACCGGCTGTTCTAGCAAAATCTCCCTGCTGCGCACTTGTAACTGACATGATGTAGTTATAACGCAACATTGTTTTCTGAGCCTGTGTCATGGAATTATAGGCTGTTGTAATGCCTTGTGACAGTGCATACTCTTGTAAGTTGGCGATCGAAAGATTTATTCCGAGCTGTTTTAAAGGCTCGATTTCACCCGAAATGCCCGCCCTTATTTTATAGAAGGCGGTATCAGTATCAATGTTGTAAAAAGATGCCAAATCTCCGGCTAATCCCGCAAGAGTTGTTGACATCTTCGCAGCGGATTCCTGCGCCACGCCAGAAGCATTCAGCATTGCCATCATGGTTCCAGAGTAGTTCTTTGCTGCCAGTTCCGATAATCCAAACTGTTTTGTCGCCGTAGATGCAAACTTGTATGCCTGATCTGCCATGCTTCCAAAAGCAACATCTACAACGTTCTCGACCTCAGCGATATCGGAACCGATCTCAAGGATTCCTTTTCCACCCATGGCTTCGCTGAATTTGTTCATTACAGCTGAAGCCGCTTTGAAGCCAAGGACGGTCTTAATGAAAGAACCCACATTGAAAGATGCCGCCTTCAGTCCGCTGCTTCTGCTGACTAGATTAGATAGTCCAGTTGCCAGAAATCCCAGTCCGCTCTTTGCTTTTGTTGCTACTGTACCAAGTAACGAAGAAAGTCTTGAGCCGACAGAAGAAAGTTTATTAAAGGAATTAACCACAGTGTTTGTGGCAGTCCCTACTTTTCCACCGGCTGCCGCCAACTGCCCGAGAGCTTCTGTCATTCTCAGTGTATTCTCACTGACCCGCGGAGCATCTTGCATAGAAGTAAAGAATTTCTTCACTTCTACGGCTAAATTCTCCAATTGCGACGCTGTTTTACCGGTTTTGTCACCTGCATTCGCTAACCGTGAAATGGATTGCACAAACATGTTTATGGATTCTGAGGGCTTTACTGTAAACAGCATGCCATTAATAACTTTTCTTAAGCTCTTTCCAAGGGTTTTCAAGCCTGCCGCTGATTGGTCTGCTTTTCCTCCGGCATTAGCAAGTCTTGCCAATGAACTTGTGAACCGGTTGACACTGGAAGAAACGTCCCTAATATCGTTTAAACTATCGATGCTCTTGATGATTTCTCCCATCTTTGAAGTGTCAAATCCGCTCATATCCGCTGCCGCAAGTCGGCTTAAGGAATTGATAACATTCGCGATTTTGGATTCTTTGAAGTTCATTCCGTTAAGAGCGTTCATGGTACTAGCAATCTTTTCAACACCGGTTATTGCTGGCTGCATTTTCACAGCATCAATCTCTTGGAATTTTTGAATAGCATTTACCGCTGATTTGACGTTTTTGGTATCGATCTTTGGGACTGAAATGTTCGAAGCACCTTTTAAAGAGCTTAATCCAGTAGCCAGATTCTGCAAAGATTTTGTACTCGCTCCAAGCGTCGTAAAGTCAACTTTTGATAAACTTCGAAGCTGACCGGTCAATCCGGCTAAGTCCGGCACGCTAACTTTTGTTTTGTTTAATGTCTGTAAGGCTGCTGATACTCTTCCAATTTCACGAGCATAATTTCTAAGCCCGCCGGTATTGACGTTCCCCAGTGCTGTGTCAACATCCTTTAACTTTTTAGCCAGATTTCCCAATGCTTTTGTAGCGTTCCTGGTACTACTGTTTATTTGTATATCAAGGGTATCAATGGTATTATCAGCCACAAAAAACACCTCCTTTTAATCAAAAAAAATAAGGGCAGACAAGACTTTTTATTCATCCTGTCTGCCCTCTTTACTTCCTATCTCAGCGATATTCGCATTTGCCTTTTTTATCAGAAGTTCGTAGTAACGTTCTTCCTGCTTCAATTCAGCTTCAGACCGTTTCGGAACATCTGTTTTTTCTTCAAGCTGTGGTTTCTTTGTTTTTTCTGTGATTGGTTTATCTGGATATTTTGCTTTGCCAGAAAGTGCACTTGATACCGCAGATTTCACATATAAGCCGGAAAGCCATGACTGATATTCAATCAGTTTTACCTGAGTTTCTATTTCATCACGTTTACCTTTCTCGTACTCACGTATCCTTACTTGAAGGTCACGTATGGTACTTCTGAGAAATTCTTTCCGGCCCATTCCGATGCGAACTGCCGCCGGATATAACTCTGTCCAGATTATTTCGCTGTAGCTTTTTTCTGGTGATCTGTCGGCTTCTTCGAAGTTTTCTTCGGTTTGGCTGCTACGTTCAGATCGTCCATGAACGTCTCCAGACCGGTCAGTTTGAAAAAACCGTCTTCCTCCATTTGTTCAAGGCACATGGCAAAGATACCGTAAAAGTTACCCTGCTCATCATCCTTATGTTCCTGAATGAATTGTGCTGCAAGTTTCTTCGCAGTTGCAAGATTCGGAACAGAACCGTCTGCATCCGGGTTGTCACCATGATACTGAAGAAGCCCTGCATAAAACACGGTTAATGCTGTGCTCGGGATATTTGCCATCCCGGAGATCATTTCTTCCGGCGTTTTGTCCACACCACCGCTTGTTGCCAGAAGTGTGTTCATTACACTTTTAACGCAATCATCGTAAAGAGACGCCTCAATGCTGTATTCCAGTTTGTACTCTTTGTTACCAATCTTTAAAAGTTTATACATAATATCTTTGCCTCCCAGTTAGATATGTTTGTTATTCGCCTTCGGTTGGCTTAATTGCTGTATCCGGGCCGACATACTCATTGATAGTCAGAGACATGTCAACAGTAAGAAGACCATTCTGATCTCTTGCCGGTTTTGGAATGATAGTCGGCGGCTCAATTTTGGTGAAAAATGCTTTCTGAAGTGCCGGGTAATATTCCTCATACCACATAGACAGACCACTTGCATGAGCTGTTTTGTAAGCACTGATAAGATCTTCCCACTCTTTGATTGTTTCGTCTGTAACGTTTACAGTTACATTGAATGTACCACCGGTTGAACCACGACCTGCGATAGTTCTCTCGATTTCGTCTTCGAGAGCAGATGCGTCGATAGTCTCAACATCGATATTGATTTCATCAGAAGCGTTTATTCTGTGAAGCTGTTTAAATTTTGCTGGTTTTGTTCCCGCCACCGTCTCCACTGCATAACCGGTAAGAGCACCAACGGTACTGATTCCTGCGATATTTCCTGCCATATTGGCTCCTTTCCGCCTTTCGGCTATAAATTACTGCATAAAAAAAGAGCCATTACGGCTCTGGCACATAACCCTGTGCCCGGGAGATAAAAGGATCACCTCCTTCTAGTCTTCTTTGCTTGCCTGCTTTACAATCTGATTTACATAATTACTAAGTCCTGCAACGAGGATTCCCTGTGTGATTGCGGTAAAAATTGCCATTGCGACTTCCTGACCGCCTGTGACTGTAGATGTAGCGAAAACATAGATTCCACAAATAACCACACCCAGAAGCCCAAGGATTCCAGGAATGTATTTGTCAGCTACGGTTTCAGCCTGTTTGAGGAATACTCCTACAAAATACAGGACAACAGCTACAACCAGAAGTTCCGGTTTCACATAGTTCATGATCTGATCCATTCTATCTCACCCCTTTCATTCACCAAGCAACTGCCCGGTGTAAATTCTTGTGTATCGGCTAACAAGCCGTTTGATGCTGTCATCAGCGTTTCCCATAAGTTCGGGGCCGTAGGTTCTACGAAATCCCATGTCAATCATGGACTGATGACTTTTTTCGTCAATCTGATATACTTTTGCAAGTGGCTCTACGCCCGTGGCAAAGCATTCAATTTGAATAGTTGGAACCGTGGCGCATTCATCACCTTCAAGGTCTCCCTCTGTCAGAACATTTCCTAACATATAAAGTCTTGCATAAGTTTTCTTTCCAGACGCAAGAGTTTGGCTTCTGTCCATCGAAAAATTCCCTTCGCCAACTACAGACTCGATAGCTTTGTTCCAGCGTTCGTATATCTCGGATATTGGGTTTTTTAATATTTTCGGCATTTAATCACCCTGCCTGTTCTAGCATGTTTTGAGTTTGCGTTTGAATAAACTCTTTAATCTGCTGATATCCCCAGCCACAGTTAATAAGGCTGCTTACAAGCATCTCTAACTCTTGCACCTTTTCCAAGTCTGCCGCAGTGAAAAAATCCCTAAGGTTTTCTTTTGCTTTTACTTCGTACTGGGATTCGAGTTCTTTTGCTGTCTTTCCAAACAGGCTACGATAAATCAAGTTTGTATAATTCGAATAAGAAAACTTTTTATGAGGGCTTTCGCTGACTTTCATCTTGATAGTATCTGTAAGTATGTGGCGAATAACAACGCCTTTATCACGTTCGATTTGCCATTGCTGACGTTCCGTAAGAATACGTTTTAATTCAGACTCCATTTTATTAAAGGCGTCTATATATTTAATTTTCCAACGAAGTGCCTTTTCCCCAGTAAATCCCATGACCAGTAAGGAAAAGCCATCTCTTGTTATTAGATACTCCGTATACTTTCGTCCGTTTGAAGCGACATAAGAAGATTTAATGAAGTAATTATCAACGGGGATATCTCCCCCTTGCTCAAGTTGTGATAAAAGACCGGAATGCTTTGTTTTTCCATCAGCATCCAACTGTCCCTCGATTGCCCTAATAACTTCCTTATGCTCTTTCTCGAAAGATTCTGCGATTTTTCTTGATGTGGTAAGTAATTTTTCTTCGTACCGTTTACCAACAATTTCTACCAGCATAAATTCATTTCTCCTTTTATGATTTATTTTTTTGGCATAAAAAAAGCACCTACCTTTCTGGTAGATGCTTCGCATCTTAATTGTACAAAATATGTGTCATATGATTCCATATTTTAGCATAGGATATTCAATTCCCGAACACTTCTTTTGCAATGTGGCGTATCTGAATAATGATAGCTTCTTCTGCATGGTACATTGGCATATACGCCCTGTTGCCATAAGAATGATGCTTTCGTCCGCTTTCATCCACATACCACCATCCGTTTGGATCGTAAGCATGTTTTTGGTCTGGGTAAGTACCAACACCATAATCAGCACCGGACGGTAATGGATAACTGTCCGTTCCGTAAGAAATACCAGCGCTAAACTCGATAAAAAGAACCTTGTCCCCGGAAAGCCGAACTGCTGCGCCAACGATATCGCCATGTTCGTTATTGATAACTTCCGTGTAGTAAGAACCTTTTTCTTCAGACGGAATAGATTCCATCGTGGTCTGGATAACCTGTATTCCTTCTTGAGCCAGTTTGTTAATGAAAATCTGGTTCTTCCTTTGTATATCTTTCTGGTATGCTTCCAACTGCTGAATCGCAGACTGCAAAGAATTATGGTTCAAACTGCACCGGATTGTTTTCCTACTCATTGTTGCCACCGATTTTCGCTATTCCATATCGGGCGACTTGTCCTTTTTGAGTATCAAGGATTCTCTTAAGCCTGTAGTCTGGAAGAACAGTCGGGCTGTTATCATCGTCAAGAATCAAAGCTCCGTCTATATTGATTCCTGGCACAGCGTCAACCCACAGAACATCGCCTTCTTTTGGCTGAAATGTTCGGTCAAAAACCGTGATATATCGATCGTAATCAGGAACGATTCCGGCGGATAGTTCTTCCGGCGTACCTGCTGTTGCCGACACTGAAATATTCTTCTTTTGTGGATTTGAATAGACAAGAACTTTGTCGATTCCATTGTTTTTTTCTGTTATTGTTGAAAACCATACAGATTGTTTTTGTCGTGTTCTACCTCTCATATAACACTCCTTTTGGGTTCGCAAAGGGAAGGTACCATGTTATAATAATACTGTACCCTTTGTGGTGCTGGAGTTGGACTTTTTGTTTGGTAGACGGGAGTCCAACTCCCTTTTTATGTTATATACATTATAACATGACACCCCGTAAAAGGGTATTTTTTTATTCTATTTTATACATTTTTCGTTCGACAAAGATTAACTAAAGCCCTCGTCCCAAAAGTCCATGAGCCGTAAACCCTTGTATTTACAGGGATTTCCTTATATCTATTGCTATCACCAGTACCATCTGCTATAGTTAATTAGATGGGAGGTGTGCGCCAGTTCGGTGCCAAATATATAACTGGTGGGAATCCAGTCTGGTAAGACTTAGCAAGTCGCCAGTACCGAGTCCTTGGAACGCCAAAGGCTAACAATGGTGTTTAAGCGTAGGGCAGGGAACAGGAAAGCCGTAATGCGTAAGCGTGAAGTGATTGAGCTTCGTTAGAAATATCAATTGTGTGGGGTGGTCTGCTACCTCCTTGGGTCACCAACAAGGATTAGTCGTTAAAGCGAGACTATGAAAACACACCGGAGTCCTAGAGCATGGCATACCTGATATCGTTATATTTGACATACCTGGGAGACCTGGATGGTTCTGTACATGAGACAGTAGGGAATATCGACCAATGCAATGGTGAGTATGAACGAAGACCATCGAGGAGTCGGATTCGTCCATAGTACTGATGAAAGCAGTAATGACGCTGGAGGGAAGGGACGGACAATAAGTTGCTTTTGCAATCAAAACATAGAGAGCACAGGAGGCATAAAATCTATGGAAAAAGAGAAAGCAGAAATAGCCAGTCTCGTAGAAAGATATGGCAGAGTTCAGTCGCTAATGAAATATGTCAACAGTGACACACTCAAAGAGTCCTACAGCAAACAACCCAAAGGGAAAGCAGTAGGAGTGGATGGAATAACCAAGGAGCAATATGGAGAGAACTTAGAAGAAAACATAGAGAGCCTGCTTGTCAGAATGAAGAAGTTTTCTTATAAGCCATATCCCGTGCGCAGAGCTTATATCCCAAAAGGTAGTGGCAAGATGCGAGGACTCGGCATTCCGTCATTTGAGGATAAAGTCGTTCAAGGCGTCTTTAAAGAGATACTGGAAGCGATTTACGAGCCTAAGTTCAAGGAGTTTTCATTTGGGTTTCGTCCAAACAGAAGTTGTCACGATGCCATTCAAAGAGTAAACAAACACATCATGGCAGACAAGGTCAATTACATTTTAGATGCAGACATCAAGGGATTCTTTGATAACCTAGACCATGAGTGGATGATAAAATTTCTTGAGCATGACATAGCAGATAAGAACTTTATCAGATATATCAAGAGATTTCTGATAGGGGGAGTTATGGAGGATGGTAAGCGACTGGATACAGAAGCTGGAACAGTACAGGGCGGTCTGATTTCGCCAGTGCTGGCAAATGTGTATCTGCACTATACCTTAGATACATGGTTTGATTATGTGAAAAAGCATGAGTTTAAGGGAGAAATGTACATGGTACGCTACGCAGATGATTTTGTATGTCTGTTCCAATACGAGAATGAAGCACAAAGGTTTTATCAGCTTCTGATAGAAAGACTGCGTAAATTCGGTCTTGAAATTGCAGAGGATAAAAGCAGAATTCTACCATTTGGCAGATACAAGGGAACAAAGGAATCCTTTGACTTTCTCGGCTTTACACACTACAATGCGACAAGTCACTGGGGCAAGTACTGTGTACTGCATAGAACAAGCAGGAAGAAGCTGAAAATGAAAAGAGAAGCAGTCAAGAAATGGTTATGGGAGCATATGCACGAAAGCATAGCCGATACCATAGAAGCGTTGAATGTGAAACTGACGGGGCATTACAGATACTATGGAATCTATGGGAACTACATAGGTTTGCAAAAGTATTACAAATATGTGAGACAGGAGTTATGGAAAAGCAAGAGACGCAGAGACCAAACGTATTGGCTGACGTGGAAGAAATATATGAATATCCTAAAGATACATCCAATGGAGTATCCAAGGATATATCTGAAAAGTGCTTATTAGGTAAATGTCTTATTGAAGAGCCGTATGCCTTAATAGGGCACGTGCGGTTCTGTGAGGGGCTTTTGAGACTTGAACCTCTCATCGCAAAACAATATATGGTGAAAGGATGTGAAAAAGTCGAGACAAAGTCTACTCGACGGTAGCATGGCGAACCAGAAAAAGGACGATAAGAACAAGTATGTCAAGACCACGATCAGCTTCGAGCCAGAGCAGTACAAGCAGATGATTTCCTACTGTGAACGTGAAGAACGTTCTGCATCTTGGGTTATCCGCAAGGCTCTTGCTGAGTGGTTTGAGAAACATGATTGATTCCTGTTGATTTCGGTATTACTGGTATATCTTAGTATGTATTAGTAATACTGAAATGCCTCATTTATCGTAGTAGTTACTCATATGATGCCTGTTTAAATGAGGTAGCATAGTTGTCTGAATCTGCATTTTTTATCTTAACAGGAATCATATTTAGCAAACACATTGCACTGAACTGTTTTGTCGTATAAAAGAAGTTAATAAATCGTCTATACGTTTCAGCATTTAAATTCTCTGCTGATAAATCAACATCACTAACCGATAAGTCAAAATAGTTTTCTTGCAAAGGACTAACGCCATCAGTAACTATCGTTACAAATGGAGTGTATAACCATTTCCCACTATTATCGTCTGAAACATCGGCCCTATAACCACTAATCCTAATTTTGTTTCCTTTTGGTGCATATGTTCCACTATTTGTCAACCTTACAACAGCAAAATTTGTTCCGTTATCCCCACTAAAACTTCCTTTTGTTGTAGCAGGATTTATATCATATGATTTTATACCACATCTACCTGATGATATATCTATTACATTGCCATTTCCACGAATATCCAATGCATTCTTATATACCCAATCAAATACACAATCCTTTATCTGATTTTGTCCGCCAATGACAGTTATGCATTTTTCTATAATGCTGTCTGCTCTCAACTTTGTTACAATATTTTCACCACTCATTGATGATATGCAAGTACCACATTTATCAAATCTGATATTATCTACAATGTTGTCAGTTCCTATAATCATAGGCTCGTTTGTGAATCTAAATGTAATATCTTTCGCGAGACCATAATCATGCATGTTGATACCTGTTTTTGAGAACCCAAACACATAAAGATTTTCTGCATGACCGTAATCATCAAAATTAATTCCAGATATATTCTGTTTGTTTACAGTACCAACAAAAGGCGTCACATTCCTATCTGATAAAAAAGCATTTCTGTTTTCTGTGAACGTATAAGCGTCAGAATATAATGTGATGTTTTTAAACAATGTGAAATAGTCACACGTTATGCAATATGTTTCGCTTTCCTGCGAATCAATAAGGGAAAAATCAAAAACAGTTCTGCTTCTTTCAGTAGCAGTAAAGGCAAAAGGCTCTCCTATAACATTGACTCTTCCGTAAAAACGAATCGGTTTTGAAAACTTATATGTTCCACTTGGAAAGTAAAGATTTACGTTTTGCCATTTAAACCTTTCAATTAAATTTAGAACAGCGTATGCAACATCTTCTCCGTTATCTTTAATTCCATAGTCAGCAACATTGATTTTTTTGATTTTTAAGTTAGCTAACTGTGTCTTATTCTGCTCGATCTGCTGCGCCTGTTCTGTGGTGGCACCTGGGAGAACTGGATTTACCGTCAGGTAATTCGTAACAGCACTTTGTATCTTCTCATCACTCACAGTGACGTTTTTAAGCATATGTTTTAAAGCACCATATGCTTTTTCAGAATCAAATCCACGCTCTGTGATATTGGTGATAAGTTTCCATGTCTTTTCCTCACGGTCATACTCATAGTATTCTCCCGTATCGGACATAAAACAGGATGCCCCGCCCGAAGCGTATTTTGCAATAACATCATTCAGGACAGAAACATCCGCAGATAGTCCCTGATATTTTCTTGGTTCTCTTGTATCAACACATTTTATGCTCTTGAAGTCCGGAATCGTATCTCCCGGTTTATATTCCTGACCGTCAACGATCACTGTATTTAACACAATTGCCATTATTTTCTCCTTTCGATGAAAGTATGTAATGTTTCTCTACTTCTGTCAAAATCAACATTTTTTCAATCATTTCTTTTGCTATTTTTCCATTCGCGTACATTCTTCTCAGACTTTCAACTAAAATTCTCACGCAAACTTGTCTTTCACTAAAGCCCTCTTTAGTTAATTACCGTAATGTGAAATAATTGCTCCCACTATACACTCTCCTAAACGATCATATCCATCGGAACTACAATGTAGCTGGTCACCATTATACGGAAATGGCGCAGAACCAGTGTATGTTTCAAGAACTACTTGACCATCACGCTTCTGATAATACGCTTTTCCCTTTTGATACCTTATTCGTGTTGTATTAACTGGGTTTCCTGTTGAGTCTAGTTCATATGGCGAATACTGTTCATTTACTGGGTTTGCGCTTGCTCCGAACACATTCCATGTATATTTATTACTTCCAGAACTGTGCCATAAATCACACACTGGAATGTTATTATGATTTCCAACAGCTACGATTGTATTGGCTAATGTTTCCATTGTTCTCCCGCTACCTACTGGGTATTCTTCATACCCATCAGCATCGATATATGGGTATCGTCCCGGACAGTGCGGAGTTGCATACAAAACTTTGCACGTTAGGTTATTTGCTTGTGTTAGTGTGTCATAAATACGATTGATTGTATACTGTATAATACCTGCAATCGTATTTTGGCCACTGCCATCCGTTTTATAACAATCGCCGATTCGTCCATCTTCTTTCCCACGGTCATTATATGCCGGAAGAACAATGATTAAGGATTTATCCTTTACATCATCGACCGATAGCGGCTTTAGAACTCCACTTGCGGATGTTTCATTATCGTAATCACCGCCAAGTCCTTTATCACCATCTACCATCGATATTGTTCCAACACCGCCTTTTGCGTGTGTTGTGACATTCATCCCCAACATTTCATTGAGCTTTTTTTGCCATTTCTGTGCTGCTGTGATACTATCGCCAATAACCAAAATATTTTTACCGTTCCATCTATTCTGGGTCAAACCACTTAGCTTTTTATCTATCGAATCAACATCATTAAATAAATCTAAAAGTGTTTCACCTCTGACAATGACATCTATCGCTTTTTGTGATACTTCTGCACTGTCGATATATCCGAATGCCATTATTTTTGCGGTATGGCTCACACCAACATAGTCTTTATCGATGCTGTGGAATATATTATACGATTTCTTTTTGTCTTTTTCATACGGACATACAGCATAATAATAATGCTTCCCATCTATTTTTCCGTAATATGTTGAATCAGTTGTAGAGGCATATCCGTTATTGTCCGCATTTGCTTGGCCGAATATAAATGTACCACCGTTCGGACTAGCAAAATCAGTTTCCATAATGATTAGTATGCTTCCATTATTTGACAGCGAATAATCATTTTGCGGTTTTATTGAAAACCCATAATACTTTTTTCGAGGTGCAAAAACGCATTCATTTTCACCAATAATTTCAAACGCATCACTACCCCAATTTACGAGATTTGACAATACAGTCTTGGCAATCTCGGCAGTCTTGGCAATCTCGGCAGTCTTGGCAATCTCGGCAGTCTCGGCAGTCTCGGCAGTCTTGGCAACTGCTCTTTTTTCCCAGTAGTCAGCGCCATATAATACTTCACATTTATCAAGTAGCTTGACTGAATCGGTAACTGATTCTGCAAGTTTCGTTACATCAATAAATAACATTGATTTCTTTGTGATGGTGTATTCGATACCGACACTAGTCATTACACCAATAACAATTTTATCGGTATTATATTGCATATCTTTATATCTTAAAATTTGACTGATGTTACGATTGGTTCCATTCAATTTCGTTTGAACTGCCAGTTCCATCATCTGACCTAAATTGGTATCGCCATTATAGCAATACTTAGTAAAATTCGCAGTTTGAGAAGTATTTTCTATTGTAATATTTGCCGAGAGGTAAAACGTTTTTTCTTTTCCATCGTTTGGAACCGAATAAGAAAAATCATAGCGCCCATAGTATACAGTTGGAACAACCGTTATGCTTCCATCGTCATTTGTGGTTATATTCGCATTAAGGGCATTTTCATTTTTCAGTTTTGATACAGCCGCCAGATTTTGTACATAATCAACTTTATCTTCCTTCAGCGAATCAGTTTCTTCATTTACTTCTTTGAATTTATCCCCTACCACTTTAGCATCTGCGAATGCGCCCTCGATAGCAAGTGTTTTGTCCGCTACAGGCTTATCCGCAAGTCCCGGATAGCCTATGGGTTTATCCCCGTCTTGTGTACGTATTTTTAAAATAGAATCTGCCATTTTCTAACCTCCTCCTAAAAAATAAGTACACCATCATCGCTAAGACGAGGAAGTACTTTTGCTGTTTCAATTTCTTTGAGTGCCTGTTTCTTTGCTTCGTTTACCGCTGTCACTGCTTGGTCAGATGTTTCTTTTGTTATTTTCAAGAGCTGTGCAATCACATCTTTTTCTGATTCCGTAGGATGTACTTCACCTACCTCAATACCTTCAAGTACTTCTACCTGCGCCAAAGTGGTATTCCACTCAATCAGGATTTCTGAATCAGAATTTACCTTTACTGCACACACAATAAACTGTAAGATTCCTCTATTCTTCGCAGCATTTCGCCCGATTAACCACGAAAATGAAATATTGTCGCCATCTACAGTTACATCTTCGCAGATATACTGATCTTTAACAATTATCGGCGGTATTGTCGCACTGATGTTTCTGAAATTTATTCTGATTTGAAATTCTGATAAATCCAGATTATCTCCAACCACCTTGGGACATGAAAACTTTATTCGCTCGGAATTTTTATCCGATTCTACACCACCGATAACCAATGTTCCCGGTACAACAATCTGTCGAGACATAGGTTCGATAACGCATATACTGTTATCGTCACTTACAGCTGTTGCATCATCTGGTAAGGAATTTAAAAGCAAATCATATGCTGTTTCCATCATGTCACCCTTTCTGAGATATTTTTGTCTTATCAGTAGTTATCACGTATCTTCCATCATATTTCATTCCGATTGCCGAAACGGAAAAATAGTCCCAAGTCAACGCTTCAGACGGAATCTCACATTGCCCGTTTTTTAATAAAACAGGATATTCTTTTTCCATGCGCCAAAAAGAAACCGCGATGTTGCATCCGTTCCATTCCGGTGAAAAACTAAAAGAAGCTTTCAGGTAACCAGATGTTCCTTTGATCAGACCAGAAAAATCACAAGTAGGGTCTGGACGTATCTTTTGCTTGTTTACGATAAATTTTAATATACGCATTTTAATCCCTTTCTACTATAAGATAAGAACACCATCATCTGTTAGTGTTGGTGCAATAGGATTCTGAGTTAAAAATTGATTAACAGCTTCTTGCACCTGTTGGTCTGTTACGTCATTAATTGAACCTAATGAGTCCCATGTTGTGCCGTTCCACACAACATTTGTACCAGTATCCCCATATATAGATGTTTGACTGATATTATACATATCACCAATTGATGGGCTTAAAGGAAGTAAATCAGCTGTATTTACTTTTCCTTTGTAAGTAATCGGCTGCTTCAGTTTTTCTTCCATAGCCTTAATCTTGCTGTTTAAAACCGCATATACTTTTTTCGCTGTTAACGCCATATTCCGTACCTCCTACAGTTTGTACCATGTATCGGTAGGTTTGTGATATTCGTATAATTCAGAAGTATCAAGACACAACGCTGAAGAACCGCTTTGTACGTAATGTGGAAGTTTCGATACGTCCTTTGATAGACCTTCGTAATCACGAACCATGCCTTTTGCCCCTGTGCATACCCAACTGCCTAAATCTGGCAATTCATCACCGGGATTGTACTTGATTCCATCAAAAATCACTGTATTTTCTGCCTTTGCCATTTATGCAATCATCCTTTCTGCCCCAACAGGAGCCACATATGTGAACCGGTTTCCTAAAACATCTTTTGCAACACCAATTACAAAGCATCCGTAATCAGCAAGCATATTGCATACAAATTCCTCGGCATCCACCCAGTATTGCTTCTTGACCATATGGTGAAGTCTTGGCAATAAACCATAACTGAACATCACGCAATGTCCTAATTCATGAATAAACACCCGGTTCAGAAGTTCCCCTTGCAGATTATTTGCAATTGAAATTATCATTGTAGAATAATCTGATACCGCAAGTGTTCTCTGCCCTGTACGGTCAAACAAAACACTATCATGAGGCGAAACAAAGCGGACTTTCCATAAGTCCCCGTTCATATAGAATTGTCTTAGCATGGTTTATCACCATCCTTTTCAAATTAAATCAAGTTCTTGGAATACTTTAAAAATCTTTGGAGATTGAATTGCAAACCAATCAACCATTTCTTCGTTCGTAGCCCATGCTCCATAAAAATTGGCAGACGAAGAATCAAGTCCACTTTCAAATAAAAAAGCATGAACAATTTCATGACGTAGAATGTTTTTCTTCCAATTTTCGTAATCTCTTAATTCACAATCATCTTTTTTGTTACACACTATAATTTCGTGCGCGGACATATCCGTGTATCCATCTCTGCCTTTTCCATCAAGTAAATCGTCGTCTTTTTCATTCCTGAAATATATTTTGTACTCGGTTCCTAAAATATTTACAGTCAAATTTTCCATAATTAATCCTCGAATTTCATTACGAATTTCCCACCGCATTCACATTTTTCATGACAGTCATATACATTCCAATTAGTTGTTGATTTGTCAGCACTTGGTTTCTGTGGTTTTCCGCATTTCTCACAAATCATTTTAATTTTGACTTCCGCTTTTTTTCTCGACATATTATGTACCTCCATAACTAAAAAGCCCCTGCTACATTCCTGTAACAAGGGCAAAATTCATTTCATATTCAATTCATCTGCTGTATCAGGCGAGTTAAGTCAGTTTTCATCGACTGCCTAAGGGTCGCGTCTGCATCAGACCACATCTCAGTAAGATTGCGGATAATATCAGATGTGTACTCTTTCATGGACTCGTCCATTTTCTTTTTGGATTCCGTGTCATTGGAATCGTGGTAATGCCTGCGATTTTCGCTGTATCTGTCGTAGGTTTCACCGTATCTGGACTGCTTATGGTTCATTCCGTCCATCCTCATATCGCTGCGGTCTGGATGATAACCCATGCGGTACATATTACGTTCAAACTCTGGATTGTTCAGATACTCGTCCATCCAGTCATCATCTTCCATGTACAGATATGGTTTATATCCCATGCGGCTTCCTTTGCCTTTCGGAGCAAATCTGCCGTTTGCGTAACGATATCTGTCATATCCCATGCGTCCAAGATACTTCTCTTCCTGTTCGCATTCGTCCATAGCTTCTACGATTCTGTAGTCTTTGTCTGCACAAATTGCACACTTTACAGCTTCCATGCAGTCCTTCAGATCGTCCCAGTCTTGAGCACTAAGATTATCGAAGCCATGTGCCTTGGCTTTTTCCATAGCCCATTTTCCCATTTCCATTGCAACTTTATGCATTACAGTGCCCCCTTTCTAACAGCCTGTGTAACAGGTGTATCTGCTGTTGGGGCTGTACCATTAATTGCTGTCAAATTGTTACTCGGACTACAAGCCGGATTCCCTAACATCTTGAACACTCCGCCAGTTGCACTTGTAGCTACTCTGGTTGCGTACTTCGTTCTGGTTCTTACGCCACAAGCTGTAACCTGTGTGCAGCAACGATTCTCTAGCGGATACAAAGTTGTTCCCGTTCCTATCTGAATCATTACCGGAGCGGTAATCGTAGTGGCTTCTGGTATGCTTTGTGCGATCACAATGCAATACTTTTCTCCATTGGAATAACTGCCTGCCGGGAGTGTGATTACAAGATTACCCCCTGTAAACGATACAGACGTTGACAGAATCAGTTTCGAACAAAGCTTACAAACATTTTTACAACTCATATCTTTACCTCTCAATCAAAATAAGAGGTGAGCCGCAACCCACCTCTTAGAATTAGTCAACCTCTAAGGGTGAGTTACTTAGCAACAACCGTTACCATATGTATTACATCCTGCGTATGCATATGGAGCCGGAACCTGGAATGCAGGAATCGGAGCCGGGTTGATTGCATTAATTAATCTCTGAGCCTGTGCGTACATCTCTGTTGTAAGCAATGCGGACTGACGATCCTGAGATGCAGCACGTTTCAGATCAGAGTTCTCTGCCTGTAATGTTGCAATCTTATCGTTAGTCAGGAAGTCAAGGATTGCTCTTGTGTTGCTGTTCTGGTTTTCCAGAAGATCTCTGGTGTTGTTGTTCATTGTGTTCTGGAGAGCACAAGTGTTGGTAGCAAGGTTGTAGTTGATACCCTGAATAGCTTCCCTTGTTTCACAACAACAGTTTGCTAACTGAGACTGTAATGCGTTGGTATTCTGCATACCGGCTACAGTATCAGCATTGATTGCCTGCTGAACGCCGTTGAAGCCTTGAAGCATTCCGACATTCATACCATTAAAGCCACTCTGCATGGTATTGTTAAGAGAATATGTGCTGTCACAGATACCCTGCTGAATACCTCTGATACCATTCTGAATATCATTAAGGGCGAATTCCTCATTAATATCTGAACGGGTAGCCCATCCTTGGAAACCAGCACCATTAGCACCATTTCCACCATTTCCGCCGAAGCCACCGCCCCAGCCGCCGAAACCTCCCCATCCGAAGATTGCGAAGATCAGTACGAGCCAAATAAGTGAAAAACCATCGCCGCCCCACATGTCATTGGCACGGTTATTAGAGCCTGTAGCAGCTGCAATGTCGCTAAGACTGTAATTAGAACCATTCATCATGTTTTTAGTCTCCTTATAAATTATTTACAATAGGAGACATCCGCGGCTGATCTCCCAAATTGTAGCGATTTCAAATCACCCAATTATGGGGAAGTATTATAATCCAAGGAATTTTTGAATAATTCCATCTGGTGATAAGTGCTTTTCGTTAAATACATTTTGTTGTATTTGATGCAACTGATCTGTATCACCTTTTTTATACAAATCCAAAGCATTTTTCAATGTTGGATTATTTCCTGCAAATTTACTCATATCGTTCATCATGTTATCAATGCTTCCGAACTTCTGAGAAATCATTCTTTCAACTTGTTTTTTCATCATGGCATTTGGATTGAAATTCATCTCTGCTTACCTCCGTTCTGCTTAGGTTCCGGTGTTCCCGGCATCTGCGTTGGGAACATACTCTTTATTTCAGAAATCTCAGAGCAAACATCGTTCCGTAGCTGATTAAACATAGCTTCAATGTCAATCTGTTTCTCTTCTGATTTCGGTTGCTGTTGTTCGTCTGGATTTAGAAGTCGGTAAACAAAAATTCTGCTTCTTCCGTCTGCCTGTAGTTGTTTTTTGTATATTTCTGTGCCGTCTGTTTTTGGATAATAGACAGGATTTCCGGTCATATCCACATCCTTTGCTTTTACAGTGTCGATTCCGTCAACCATCTGTCCCGGAAGTCCGGGAATCTGTGGCATCTGCTGTACCGGTTGTTGCATTTGCGCCTGTCCATAAGGCATTGTCTGTTGGTAGTTGTTCTGCAACTGTGTCAATCTATCTTGATACGGCTGTACCGGTGTTTGTGGGTATGGATTCAATGGTTGCGGATAATATGGATAAAATGCCATAGTGTGTTCCTCCCATCTCTGTAAGTATAGCTTTTCTCTATGCTTACATTATATAAGAAGGAACTCTTTATTTGAACGACACTATTTCGCCATATTTTCGCCATGATGCAAAGAAAAGCCCCGATAGTACATCGTGGCAACTTTAACAATCTTCTTTTTTACTTTTCGGTTTATGCGGTCAATGGTTCTTGGACTATACCCCATAATCTCTGCTGTTTCAAACAATGTTTTTTCCTCATAAACTCTTAACCGGAAAAATTCTTTTTCTCGGGAATCAAATCCGGATTCGCTTAGATAAAACTTTCTTTCATCCTCTGAAAAGTCTGTATAATTCATAATCCCACCGCCTCCCTTACAAGTGGAATTGCTTATTATGCCGGAAAGATACCGCTTAATGCAAACCCTACAATAGCCCCGATCACGGCCGTGATAACGCAAACAACAATCGTGTCGTAGCGTTTTCCCGGGGCTTCCATGAGGGATTTTAAATTATCATTCATTTCATCCACCGTATCTTTTATGTGCCCGAGATCATTGTTGTAAAGAACGATCTTGGTCTCAAGTGCATTGATACGTTCAAAAAAAACACCGTCACGTTTAGAGTGCTTCTCTTTCATTTCGTGAACAATTTTTTCCAATTCTTCTAAGCGGTGTTCGTTAAAGCAATTCTGTTCACATCCCATCGCTACTCTCCTTCACTCCCATTACATTTTTTTGTACTTCTTCCCACCTCATAATGAAGTACCCCAGCAACGCCTGGGAGGAAATGCGTCACGTTCTCAACCTACTTTTTTTCTGTCAGATTCCTCTGGCAAAAGGAAAAACGCCATGATTGACAAATATCTCTGTTTCAGAGTTCCATCCTGCATTTACAGAATTTTCCGAATGAGATGTCTCAAACTCAACTCCCTGTTTTACGAGAAAATAAAGAGCCAAATCGAAAATGCAATCATAACATTTGTTCATATCTTTATTGATATTTTCTTCCGTATAACTCTCAGGATAATTACGTTTTTTCTGGAATGACCGAATAGCTCTTTTGACCGCTAAAGGAATCACCCTTGCAGTCTGCTCGTCATCTTCCAGATATGTTGTCAGATCGCTTGTAAGCTGTTCGTCCATGCCTTTTCACCTACCCTTGCTGTGTTATAATTTCTGATATGATACCAGCCTTGTTTGTGGAAGTCAGGGCATAACCATTGTCACTCGCAAGCTGTCTCAGCTGAACCACAGTCATACTGGACAGCTCGTTTTCTGTATACTTGTGTGTAACACTTGCTACAGACGGTGACTGGCTGTTTTCATCAAGGCTATGCCCGCTTATTCCCCCTTTGTACCGATAACGATACCGCCGTTGGCTTTCGGTGCTACCGGAATGAACATACCGGATGCTTTTGTCCAAACAGCAACGGGATCCTGCGTAGCCCACATGGAAAGAGTAACAAAAGAACGATTCTCTTCCTGAATGAACTGTCTGTATTCATTCTCTTCCGGTGTTGGTCCCCAAAGTCCAGTACCGAAAGAGCCGCCTGCATCAGCTTCATAAAGAGTAAATACATCCTCTTTGAAGTATCTTCCAGTCATCAGAGTTCCGTCTGCTTTTCTGTAACGGAATTTCTCATCACAGCGGCCAACGGTGATTCCGTACTCCTGCATGAGCAGATTTGCAAGTTCCTGTCTGGTAAGGAGACGTTTATTTGCAGCTCCCAGAACAGCTGTCTGCATAGCTGTATTGCTTCTCATGTAGTTGATCATCTTCAGAGATGTGACTGCATTTGTCACTACATATCCAGAATCCTCGGCTACAGTTACCATCTTCTGAATATCTCCCATGATATCTGCATCTGCTTTAGACCAGTCGGTAAGAGTGACCTTTGCAGAACTTGGTACGCCATAATCGATATTCATTTTCACATTGTTTTCATCAATTTTTACCATGCCGGTTGAAAGGAATTGGCCTTTCATGATGTTTGCTCTGGCAACAACGCCCTCGAACAGGTTTGCGGCATCATCAAAAACAAAGTTTGTAAGAATTTCATTATCCGGGACGCCATTTTCGATAGCTTCCTGGAGACGCTCTGACTGATTGATTTTCCTCTTGATAAAGAGTTTTTCAGTCAGAACTTTCTCGAATCCCGGTCTGGAGCCGATTTCTGCTTCGGTATCAAGAGCGTGAACAAATGCTACCTCCGGCAGTCGTTGTCCAGCCATAAGCCTGTAATACTCGGCTTTCCAAAACGGTGTCTTTACATCCGGAAAAATGGTATCGAGGATACCAGGTCTTGCCACAGAAAAATTCTGAGCGAAATTTAATCTTTCTTCTGCTGTGATAGCTTCTAATACATTGTATGGCATATTGGTTATACCTCCTTAAAATACTGGGTCTGTAGTGGTTACAAAAACAATTCCCTGCGCGGTAAGCTCTGTTTTTGCAGTTTCGTCGACTGTAACTGGCAGCCTTTTCTCAAGGACACGTCCTGCTACGATCACGGAAATCGGTCTTTTAGCATCATCTGTCATATCAACATCTTCAAATACGATTCCTTTTGCACCAGTCCCATTTGTCGGATACACGGAACCTGCTTTGATGATTTTTTTATCATTTACTGCCGTTGCATTCGTTGCGTCTGCGGTGTAAGTTTTCAGTACCAGTCCAACCTCAGATTCGAGAATGTTGGGAGTTGACTCATACTGTTTTGTTTTCATAAAAGCCATAATTTAAATCTCCTTTACTTTCTTAAAAATTAACCGGCGCATTGTCGCTTGCCGGTTCTGTTTTGGGGTTCATACGCGCTGAATAAGCTTTTGTGTACTTGGCTGCTGGACTATCGTTATCGTCTTTTTTCTGTCCTTTGTCTGGATTTCCGCCGCCCGGATTCGGAGTATTATCAAGAACTGATTTCTCCCATTCGGATTTAGCGTTATCCAGAGCTGCTTTATTTGCTTCGGAAATTCCATCAACAAAAGTTTTGACTTCTTTCATTACGTCTTCAGACTTATCTGCTGGCATAGATGAAAATGCTTTGATAGCGCTTGCATATGTTTCTGCGGAAAGTCCTGCATTAGCGAAAGCAGATGTAATCTCACTGGAAAGTGCTTTCCTGTTGGATTCAGCAAGTGCTTTTTCCAAATCAGAAATCCTCTTTTCGTTTTCTGATTTTTCCTTCTGTCGCTCTGCTTCCTGCCTTTCGGCATCCGTCATATTCTGGGCTTTCAAATCATCCAGCTCCTTTTGAAGGTCATCTGCTTTATCGGCTTTTTCTTTCAGAGAAGTGTTTTTTTCCTTCACTTTTTTTGTCTCTGTTTCAACAGAATCAAGATATTTAGTCACCTGTTCTTCAGACGGTTCCTCGATTCCAAAGCCGATAAGTACCTGTTTTGCCTGTTCTCTTGTCATAGAAATCTCCTTTCTTTCAGACCATCACACTTTTTTCACACGGTTCGCTCCGCACATGATCTGTACCCGATTTACGCTCACGGGCTGTTGCATTATTTTTGTGTATTAAAAAAGGAACCTTAGATGTTATTCCTTGGTTCCTTTGATAATTGAATTTACGAGTTTTGATTGATGGCTGAAGAATTTACCATTGAATCAATTTCAGCCGGATTCTGACTGTTTTTATCAATCAATTGTTGCGCTTTTTGCATTTCTGCGTCCGGGTCTGCCAGTTCGGGATATACAGTTCCCAGATAAGGCAAACTCATTTCATATACCTTTTGTGGATCGCTGAAAAGTCCGCAAGTAATCAATGCAATCAGCGGATGAATTTTATTTTTAAATAGATAATCAAGGGCCTGCGCTTTGACAAGCATGTTATCTGTCGGGTTTCTGGTTATCTTTACATCAAAATCTCTTGTTGAGATTGAAATATCCTTTGTGGTCTGTCGGATGATATTCAGAATGATTCTGGCACTTGTTTTCTCAGCCTCCCGGATAAATGGCTCATCCAGTTTCGCTCTACGTTCTGCAAAATCCCATCCGTTTCTGAGATATACAGCTTGACCGGTATCGCCAGACGATTGTTGCTGCCTATCCGGCATTCCCTCAACAATAAGCATGTTGCTGTAGATATCGTCCTTTGCAACTTGGCTTTCCGTCTGATTCAATTCAGCGGTCATCAGGTCAACATCTGACTGGCAACCATTTCCAGTATCCTTTACAGAGATAGCGCCGAGTTTAATCATTTTCAGAAATTCACTTTCATCAATCTCACAGTTCTTAAACTTCATAAGAGCTTGCACGAACTGTTCTACGCCATCCATCCTGTTTGACTGCATGTTGTTCATAGTGTCAAACATGGTTATCGCAATCTCGATATCGGAAAGACGATCGTGGTTATTCGGGTACTCAACTACCGGGATGCCGCCAAAACCATTGATACCGGTTTTTGTGATCTGTCCATTCTGAATCTCGAAATATTGTTTTGCCGAAAAACATAAATAATACTGCTGTTCATTCTCATCTTTAAGAATCTGAACCGAGAGCATCGCTTTTCCTGTCTTCCGGGAATAAACAATGTAGCAATCCCCCGGATACGGTATAAAAATCCGAAACGGCGGTAACTCACTGTCCTTTGTCCAGTCATCTTCTTTCAAAATTGCTTTGTATGCGGTTCCTACAGCGCTTTGATAAGTACCTAGTTCAATGTTTCTAGCTTCTGCATTTGCTTCGTCCAGATAGTCGTTAAACAGATCTACCTGCTCATTTGCTTCTTCTGTAGCTTTTTTCTTCTTGCATACATACTGGATAGGTTCGCCGTATGTCTGTGATGCTTTGAAGCGCACAACTTCCAGTGCATGATTCTCACATACACGGTTGTTAATCTCTGGTCGCACCACTTTTTCCCTGTAGAGAATCGGCTGATCTCCTTTGTAGTACCGGTACAAATAGTCAATCAGTACCCTATTCCGGTTATGAGTACCGATTGTATCAGAAATAACTTTTCTGACATTTGCTGTTGTGATCTGGCTTACACCGGTATAGGCAATTTTGCGACCAAATTCGCCCCGGCATAAGTCAATGAAATTCATTTTATTTCTGCCCACTGCCTACACCTCCCATTTTCGGGCATTAAAAAAGCACCGGATTATTCTCCGATGCTCGTTTTACAGGTTACATTATATTATACATAGAACATATGATTCCATATTAAAACATATTAACTTTCAAAATGCTTTTGTTTTCGTAGAGCTTCAATAGCTTTTCCATGGCAGGAACGGATATGCTGTACGGAATATCCCATCTCGTCTGCAACCGTGACCAGATTTTTAAATTCTATGTATCTTTTATGGAGTAAGGATGAGTACATGGAGTTTTCCATGTCATTGATATCTCCGGAAACTTTCATTTGCAATTCTGCCAGTTCCTTGACATCAGATGCTATTTCCTGCTGCAATTCAACAATTCTGGTTACAGCATCACCAACACGGTCTTTTCCGCCGGAAGTCTGCACTTTATCTCCATTTGAAAAAGAAGATATACTGGTTGCCAAAAGCCTTAATCGGTATTCTTCCTGTATTTTGTTCTGTATTTTTCTATCAGAATCTTGCACTTGCTCAAGATATTGTCGTGTATTCATCTCATTATTCCTCCCCATAATGGATTGCGCATAGCCGTCACTGTACCTACATTTCCTTTTTCTATAAACATCTGGAGCTGAGTAAGGCCGTCCGGTGCGTCATCATGCACATTTTTTCCCAGCTGGACAAAGAAAGTAAGTTCGTCCATAGCTGTTTGATACTCTTTGCTCCGGTGTTCTTCGTCCAAAAAAATAAAGTTTCTTTTTATATCATCTGAATATGCGATGATCTTAGACATTTTCTCCATATTTCCCGGTGCACGGCTTGATGTGCAGCTGCATTTGTACTTCTGTTCTTTAAGTTTTTCATCCACATACATCTTGTACATATCACCACCGTTGTTTGCTTCGAAGTTAATCTGTCGTATCTCGTTTCCAATGATTTTTCCAACAACAAGTGGAAGGGTAACTTCTTTCGTTCCTTTGTTAAATACCCATTCAAAAATATAGATATCTCCATTTTCGTATTCTCGTCCAATAGGCATTGAAAGACTATCTCCACCGCCCCACGCAACATCACAGGCAGTAACAACACGGCTGTCACCTTCCGGAAGTATTCCATTGTAGTACCGAAGTCCATCTTCCGGAAAAAGGATTCCTTCACGGACAAATGGATTTTGCTGGTATTTGGCTTGCCATTCGTTAGCATCCAGCCTTGATTTCATATCCACGTAATATTTTGTGGAAAATCCTACACCGTAGTCATAATCAAAGTTGGATTCACCATTTTCATTCAATGCCGGAATTTTTCTGAATCGGTACCGTGGATTATTTTTCTTTTCAGTCTCTACTCTTCCAAGAGGATCCATGACATTCCATCGTGTTCCGACCATTAACTCTCGTGCACCGTCATTTTTACGGTCAACCAGAACGTTCAGATAATCCTGATACCGGTTTTCCAGACGTGTTGGGCTTAATGATTCAGTTCTGTCACGAACAAGGTCATCCACATATAAGTAACCGTCTGAAGATATATCTACGGAACCTGTCCATGTTCCATCAATACCACGACAAGTCAGTGTTGAAAATCGGTCCGGTGCGCCAAGGTTGATTTCTTTCTTCTCTGCCGACTTCTTTTCAAGGGTTGCAGACGGAAAGATTTCATTGAAAGTATATTCTGGTGTCGAAATAAGGTTCTGTATTTCTCCGTAAAATCCATCGGCAAGGATTCCACTGTGACCACTCATAGCGTTATGGCTGTTCGGGCGTTTACCCATTATCCAGGACAGGAAAAATATACAGGTGGTTGACTTTGCGGTTCGGGGTGGCATAGACACGCCAAGAAACTCAATCTTTCTGTCCTCTAAGTCCTGCAAATCCTGTACGAGAACATTTAATGTCTTTTTTCTCGGCTCATAGAATTTTCTTCGTGATTGTCTGTTCTTTTCCATGTAGTACAAATAACTCTCAAATAGCCATGGAGCTTCCAGCAGCAAATACTGCCAGTAGATATCATCAAAATTACCGCTTCCCGTCAATGCAGCTTGTCTTGCGGCTACGTTATGAGCATACTTACTTACTTTTATTGCCATTTGCTGTGCTTCCAGATTCTCCACAAACGGTAAATCAATGTTCATGTTTAACAGCAGATCAAGGCAATCTTTCTGATTTTGGTAAACGGACATATCTCCGCTGATGATTTGATTTAAGACCGCCCGATACCACTCGAATGAGCCTTCTGTAAATTTTTGCATAAAAATAGAGCCAGACCTCCTTTCTTCTTAGGATTTAGTCTGGCTCTCATGTGGCTCTTTGACTGATTTATTTATTTTTCTTTTTTAATTTCAAGTATTTTCTATATTTGCGACTGTATTTCCGAAGAATCAAGTCAAGCATAATGCTGTTCGTCTGTTCTGTATTTTCAGGCATAGTTGTGAGATACGGATAATCTTCTCTATCATCTACTAATGTCTTGAAAATTAAGTCTAAAGCGAACTGAGCACTAATAGGTGGGTCGCACAGTTCAAAGTCTTTATCCTTGTACCACTCATCAATCTTCTTTTGAAATCCATCAAAGGATATTTCTTCGTTCCATATCATACATTCACCTCAGTCTGGAATCCCTAATTGTTTGTAAGTAAATACCGCTGTATACTTCTTCCCACACTTGCAGCAAGTTTCCGTAATGGTACAGGTCTTTTCTTTATCGTCGCACTCTGAAATAGCTGAATCACGGAATCTACAACCACCTGTCAAAATACATTTAATCCGTTTTGTGTTCATCTGGATATCTCCTTTCTTTTGGGATAGGCTCATTCATATACATGCATTTCCATTCAGGAATTTCTTCTGATGTTGAAGAGACTTCAGAAGATTTATTCCAGCGGACAACCATAATAGCATACTTGATTCGACCTATTTTATAATCTGGAAAGTATTTCTTGAGTTTTGAATAATAGAAGAACGATGTAATAAATGTTTTTATCTCCCTCATACATTCACCTCGAATAAATTTACATTATTTTCTAAACCACCAAATATGTTTATCAAGAATATCTGCTTTTACATCACCATCAACATAATATTCACACCCATCACCTGCAAATTCTGCCGGTGTTGTAAATTGTGGTATTCCATCTGGTTCCAATATGACACACGCCTGTCCAGAAATATATCTTGTTACAACGGCTGGTTCGCTACGCCACCAAACTTTTCTTCCGATAACATTTTTATCAAAATCAATTTCATTCAAATTCATTGGATGATCTAAAAAATCATTAATCATGCACTTCGCACGTTCAATACTGCCTCTTACATCACAGAATTTTTCACCGTTTCTGGTTATAAACACGTTTCCAATTGTTCTTGCTTCAAATTCATCGTGTCTGTATCTTGCATGATTGTAAGGCGCATAATTTATGCCCCAACATACAGGCTCTCCATTGAATTGAACAAGATTCTCACAACTTGGTTTTTCATTTCTTGGATAAGCCCATAAATTGTTATTTCCGTATTTTCCACCGATTGTATGTATATAACCTTCTATTAAAACGACAAAATACGGTTTCCTATTAATTACTGTGTCCCAGTCCATTTGACGCATTTTTAATTTGGAAATGTCTGTATCTCTATCAATTAGCTTAATACTCTGCATTTAATACTTCCTCCAAGTTTCATACATTTACCTCAAACTCTTTCTTACAATTGCTACCCTTGCACTTCAATTTAAGATGCTGAATTTTTGTCTCTGGGCTAATCAGAAGTGCTTTCTTCTGGCAAAGCGGGCAGCACGCCCATACGCTTCCTTTTATGTTTTTTATTAACGCCTGCCCGTCCCATGACTCTGGTGGATTCATGATCTGTGAGAAGTCTATTCCTTCGAATTCGAACGCTGATTTAATGCTCATCTGATTTTCTCACTCCTTTTCGTCCTGCAATCTTGCGCTTTTTGGGGAATCCGTGCATTTTGCGGAAATTATTTTGTTTAATTCGATTTGTTAAAAGCAACGAGTAAAGTAATTCTTTTGACAAAACAAATTCCGTTCTAAACCCTAACTCTTTTCCGACAGATTGCAGCGAATAATTAATCAAATCTCCCGGAAGCTCCGGTATTCCTGATGTATCTATCTCTTTTTCTCCTATAAAGATCCGCTTCAATTCATCTTTCTCGCCCATATCAGCTTATTTTCCTCCTAATTGCACGTCTTCCTAAGTTCAAAGGCGCTTCTTAAATCTGCTAGCATATCAACCAGCGTATTAACAGTTATCGTCAGTTCGTTAATCCGAACATTGCTCGCCTGGTACAATTTCCGATAATGTTCAAGTTCTTTCGGTGCATCGCAGAACGGAAGATCTATGGTTCCATCTTTCACCCATGCAGCTGTTTCAATGACTTTATTAGCACGATCGAGATCTTCATGTGCCTTTCTGTTCTCTTCTACCGTTTTGGCAAAATCTCTCTCCAGCTCAATCCGGCGTTCTTGTAAATCCAAAATTTCATGCTGTCTTTTCTCACATTCTTCAGATAGTCGGACAACTTCTTTCTTCAGCTGATCTACCGTCCAGTTCTTCATATCTTCAATCCTCATGGTTTCCTCCCCTCAAATCTTGGTAAATGTTTCCATATCGTAATTGTTACGGATATGATCCACACATTCACTGAGTTTTTCTTTCAAGATTGGGTCTTTTGCAATGTCCGGATGTATCGTATACATTATGCAACTGCCTTCTCTTCCCTCTTTCTGGAATTTCCGCCAGTTAAAAGTCATTGTAAACAGTGGAATCCTTGTAAAATTCTTTGTCTTATGCCTTATGTATAGATTGAAAAGTTTCTTAATCATGGCAATTCTCCCTTTTTCATCATGCTGTTTTCTCAAACAGGCCAAGAATAAACTCCCGACCCATCTGCGTAATCCGTCTATGGTAGATTACTTTTCCAGAATCCAATACTTCCTTTTTGATTTCCTCATATCCGCAGTCGCTGTAATTGGAGTACATCAACCACGTACCGTTTACCTGATACTGGATCTTCTTTTCTGACAGAATCCGGTTTAGCTGCATTGCTGATTTCAGCCCCAATTCTTTGGCAATTTCAGTAATGGTATATGTCTTATTTACGTGCATCAGGATAGCGTTCTTTTTTTCGGCTTCTACTCTTGCAGCACGTTCCTCTGTGAATTACTCATGACTAAAGTCACGAGTTTCCTGCTTCTACGTCCTCGTAACCTACTAACTCCACAGGCGTAAATTCCGGTCAAACCAACCGTACTCGTTATATCTAAGCTATTTCCAGCAGTCTTAACCCCTCGTTAAGAATATTGATTGCAGCATTTATATCTCGATCATGTTTTGTTCCGCATTCAGGACAAATCCACTCTCTAACAGAAAGATTTTTGGTTTCTTTATTGGCAAATCCGCATACATTACATGTTTGACTAGACGGTACATATCTACCGATTTTGATATATGTACGTCCATTCCATTCTGCTTTATATGTAAGTTGTCTTGTCAATTCATTCCATCCACAATCTGAAATAGCTTTAGCAAGATTATGATTCTTAACCATATTTGATACCGCCAAATCTTCGCTAACTATCACTTGGTTTTCGCTGATAAGTTGATGTGAGATTTTATGCAAATGATCAATTCTGGTGTTGTGGATTTTCTCGTGTATTCTTGCTACTTTAATTCTCTGTTTATTCCAATTATTACTTCCTTTTGTCTTGTGGGCTAATTTTCTTTGTTCTTTAGCTAATTTGTTCTCGTATTTTTTTGTAATACGTTTATTATCAAATTTTTCGCCATCAGAAGTGATGAGTAAATCTTTAATTCCCAAATCAATGCCGACAGAATTGTTGTTTTGCGTCATTGGAATATGTTCTGCTTCTGCAAGAATAGAAACATAGTATTTCCCAGATGGGACTTGAGATACAGTTACAGACTTAATTTTTCCGTCAAATTTTCTATGAGTCTTTGCACTGATCCATTTTAATTTTGGTAGCTTGACTTTATTGTGAGATACTTCTATATTCTTTCCCGTAATATTCGTAGAATACGATTTTTTATTATCATGCTTACTTTTGAACTTTGGATATCCAGCGTGTTCTTTGAAGAATTTTTGATAAGCCGCATCCATATTGTATACAGAATTTGTCAGCGCAAATTTATCAACTTCTTTAAGCCATACGTGTTCTTTTTTCAGAACTTTATTGACATAATTATTACACGCAATTTTATTCATCGGTTCTTTTTGTGTTTCATATAATTCTTTTCTATGTGCAAGAGTATGATTGTACACGAATCGGCAACATCCAAATGTCTTTTGGATTAATATCTCTTGTTCTTTATTTGGATATATTCTGTACTTATACGCCTTTAACATTTACTCACCACCTTCTTGCTTATATATTCTCTTTTAATTTGCTAATTCACGACTAAAGTCATGAGCATACACTTATGCTACTGTCAGAAGCTCGATGCCAAAGTCTGGATTGTTGAGGATATTATCAATAACATTGTCTGTAGCATATATGCCATGTTTGTGGATTGATGGTAACACTTCCGATGTTACCCACTTTTTAAAATGTTTAGCAGACGGAAGCTTGCTCGAAAGAATAAGGCTGTAAAGACCAGATTCATTAACGATGTACATTTCACGGCTTTGACCTGAGTCGGTGAAACGCCTTGTCAGCTTATCTTCATCATCCACATGTCTCTTTATTGCATCTGATGTATCTTTATATCCCAATATCTCTGCAACGTCTTTTCCAACGAAATATGGCACTTCCTCAACCATCACTACACGTACAGAACCTAATTCTGCATTTTTAAAAACTTCCGGTTTATTCATTTCTCTCTTTCCTCCCTGTGCTTCATCTGGCACTTGATCATCTTTGCTATATTCTCACGTTCCTGTTTTATCCCATGCCCTTGCCGAAACAATTCGCATTCAAGGATATTTCCGCACTTGGAACATTCATCTTTGATTTCTTTGCCTGCTATTTGCATTATTCGTCCTCACAATAAATAAAAAGGTGTAGGGCAATTTGTTTAAGATCATTCTTTCCGTATAATCGGATCCCATCTTTTGATTCTCTGCCAATCAGCCAATCTGCTAATTTAAAAGGTGGTTTAGGGGGTTCTCCCTCTTTTGGGGCTGCCGCTTCAGCATTTGACTGGATAGTAAGTCCGTACCACAAATGACGGTGCCAGTATTCCAATGCTTCTGGGCTGCATCTCTCTTCTAATTCCGAAAATACCTTTTTGTAATCAGATAATTCTTTTTTCATTTTCTTTGCTTCTTGTTTTGTCATTTTCAATACCCTCCCAACATTCACAACTATCATCCAACAATCTGAAATCTGCCCGATACTCACTGTCACCATTACAGCATACGCCTTCTTCCAGTGCGTACCATTTGCATTTACAACAATAATCTTTTTCCATAATGTCACTCCCAAAATTAAAAAAGTCCGGCGGGTGGACTTGAACCACGCATCGTCGCCCAACGCGAACCACCGGAACCAATCAGAAGGTAAATTTGAGCATTTTGGAAATGCTTTCCGGTAATGGCAATTTACCGGAATCGGAAAGGATGGATTCGAACCACCAAGACCTAGTCTACGACCAGACCGTTCCCAGTTACTTGCACTTTCCGAATAACCCGGTACAATCCGGGTTAGCAATAGGTTTATCGTGTTATGCTTTCCACTAGACTGTTTTCATCCGTGCCAGTCCCACGGAGTTGTTTCGGAGGATTATTCCTGAAATGCCTCTTGAAAACTCCCTGTCGTCAACGCGCACTCATTGGCGGCATATCTAACTCAGAGACAGAGCCGAACGGGAAGTTGCTTTTTCAATCCGGCTACGCCGTTACGCACCTTCTGAAAAACAACCCACATACACACATTCGGCAGTTTTTTCTGCCCATTAAACGGATGGGCAGCTTTGGGAGAAATGGAAGCTCTGGGGCTCGAACCCAGGACCGACCGGTTATGAGCCGGTTGCTCTAACCAACTGAGCTAAGCTTCCTGAGTAGCAAAAAGATACAGGGTCGCTGTGATATCTGTCTTTTTACTACTGTTGCAGTTCTTGACCACCAGCCGCAACAAAGGTTAAAACCACCCGGAACATTTGACTGTTCCTTTAGTCATCGCCGTTGCGATAGGTGGTTAAAGGGTCTTTGCTGAAAAAGAAAAGAAAAAACACTATCTGCACCAAGAAAAAGATATAAACTCGATGCAGAGCGGCGCATGTGGGATTCGAACCCACGCATAACGGAGTCAAAGTCCGGTGCGTTACCGCTTCGCCAATGCGCTATGTTGCGGCAGTCGCTCAACCCTGCCGCACGTGATATACTTCAAAAACACCATTGATATATTTATGCTTATCCTGGAACGCCTGTATCAGTCGTAACTCATTTGGAGGAAATTTGGTTTTGGATATCTATTTTATTATTATAAATCCGTACCGATACAGGCTATCTAGGGATTTCATGCCTCGTCCTGTCCGCATTGAATTTTCCTCCAAGTCCATACGGTGAGGACTGTACCTTTGCTTTTATTATTTTAATCCGCTCTACCAATATCAGCGGAAGTAAAACCATTGGAAATGCCAGTAACATTTTTCACCTCACAGGGATGTTAAAAATAAAATCACGCTTATTCCGGTTCCAATAAGAATCATCGAACAAGCGGCAGATTCCCATTTGTCTTTGTTGTTATTTGTCACGATCTCGGAGCTTGCCGAAACGAACATCAGAACATTGATTGCAAGTGCGATTATCGTGAATATCGTCCTCATCGTTCTTCTCCAATCATGAAATCAAGAATCTTTTCTGCTGTCTCTTCTTCAGGCTCAAATGGAAGCCCACATGTAGAATAGATTTCCAGAGCCGATTTCAGGCTCGATTTGAAGCCTTGGTATATTTCTCCATGTTGAAGCAGTTCGTGCCTTAAAACTGAAATTGCATCAGTAATTGATTGAGAGCTAACACTAATCTGTGCCAGACATTCCATTTCAATATCTGGTACTCCCACCATTTCAAAGTTAAACGTCGGTACTTCATCGACCGCAACATGAAAATCAACCGATTTTACCCTCGGTACCTTATGTCCGTCAATAAAGCACTGTGTCCCCATCCAGTCATACGGATTCGGATTTACAATCTTCACAACAGACATTTTCGTATCCCCTTTCCTGTGCGTTACAGTACACCAGAAGGTGCTCTGCGATTTCCTGAAGCTGAACTGGATCGTATTTCGGAATCGCAACCAATTTACCTTCAAGCATCGGGGATGGTGGGAATACCGGTGCGTCCGTAACAATCGTTGCTCTTATCAACATAGCTGCTACGTCAACTGGTTCTGACGGTAACAACTCATAGATTCCTTTTTCTTTATTCATGCTTCTTCTACCTCCCCAAAATATTCTTTGTATAACTCATAGTCATTTCTTCCAATCAGGTCTTTAACCTTGTATTTTTGCTCCATTCGAAGATCACTGTATGTGTAAATGGTTTTTGTGACCTGTATGCGATATTCGCCGGCATCAGTGATTCTGCTTTCAGTCTCGATTTTTTCTTCAGCTGAAAACCAGTTTCCGTTTGGGGTTAAGAAGTAAGCTCTTTGCATTGCTCTTCCGAGTGCGATATATTCCAAACTAGCTTCGTCCGTAAAAACCTTTTTCGCTGATTCCGTGTCGTACAGTCTTTCGTCCTCCAGAACAGCTTTCTTGTGATGATACTCGTACGACCGATCATGAGCTAAAGGCTTTTCAAGCGGATGGCATTCAGAAGACCTTTTTTGTTTTTTAAAAATTTTTTCAAGCATCATCTTTTACCTACCTTTTCCGAAAATACTGTGTCAAGGCTTCACGGGTGATCTGTGACACGCTTTTGCCGGTTCGGTTCTTTTCAGCTATAAGTCTTCGCTCCAATTGGTATGGCAACCGGATGCGAATGGATTCACCTTGTGGATTATTCTTTTTCATAGGCGGTGTCCATCTTTACCGAAAGAACTGGTTTGTCATCAGTTTTTGCCAAAAGTGTAATACCTTTTCCGTTCTCCCAGGCCGATGTTGTGAGCTGAATATTCGTGTTTCCCGTTTCATTGCAGATATTCAAAAGTTGTTCCGCTATACTCATCAGCCCAGCCCGAAGATACCCGTCATTATTTACTATTTTCTCCATATTTCTCGCTCCCTCATTTATACCGGAATAATTCCCTGTCCCTGAAGCAACAGCCGGAATGTTTCCTTGCCTTTTACGGTGATGTATGTTTGAACATTTGAGTACCCATAAGGCGTTGAAAAATCTTTCATCTGGAAAAGCCCTGACTTTCGATGCTGTTCGTATGGTTTTATGATATTGTGCCGGTCTCGGTAGATATAGCCGTTATCTGACAGCCATTTTGTAAGCGTCTTGGGTGGCATGTGAAATTCTTTTGCAGCGTCCCGAAATGTTGTGAGCAGTCTATTGTCTACCAGGCTGTCAAAATAATCAACTTTGGGCTTCTGCTCTTTCACCTTTTCTTCAAGCAACTGTTTTTCTCGCTGTTCTTCAATCCAACGCTCAGCACGCTTGATCGGATCGTCAATCTGGTAAGAATCTATCTTTCTATCTACTTCGTACTTCCCAGTCTTACGAATGGACGGAAGTACTTCTGATGTGACCCAATGTTTAAATTCTTTGGCTTTTTCAAGCTTACTACTAAAAATTAATGAGAAAAGACCGGATTCATTAATAGCTATGATATTCCTTGTCTGTGTCCCGTCATAAAATGGTACTTCTGCCTTATCTTCCAACTCTACATGCCTTTGTATATCTCGACTACCATTTTGGTACCCGAGGGCTGTTGCAACATCAATTCCAACAAACCACGGAACACCATTTATCGTTACTGTTCTTACGCTTCCAAATTCTGGATTGCTAAAAATCATCATTTCATTCATTCTTCATACCTGCCTTTCTTGGTATTGCCTTATTTTGTGTTGGCAGAGAAACCGTTAAGGCTTACGGCTTGTCGTGTTGCAATCACTATCTCTGCCATGTGAAAAGGGCCTTTTTGTTATTTTGTTTGCTTTGGGGGCTCACCCGGCTCCTGGCGGCTTTCCATCCAAGGGGGTCCCCGTCTCATCCGTACGCTATCCGGTCAGCCCGCCGCCCCATGGGACCCGCTGCACCGGATCACGCTGTTGTTGTTCGGCCTTCGGCAGTAGCCAAAAGTAATATTTAATGTCGAACATACGTTTCTATACGACAAACTCTCGTTTTCCATATAGATCGCTATACAACATGCACAAATACCAATGTTGTAATTATGCACATTATATAAAAAGTGTTGTTTTCGTTTTAAATACCGCCTTTTGTCCGTGCTCTGTGGACGTTTCTGGGCGGTAGTTTACAGCTTCGGTCGCTCCATCTCCGGAAGCTCCAGCGCGTCCTTGTACTTGTCCGCGATCTGCTGTGCTGACTGCTGCGGGATACCATTTTGTTGTCCTGCTGGAATCGGTGCTGTCTCTGCCATACCGTATGCAACTTTGCAGGCAAAAATCAAATTCGCGTTTGTTCCGGTCTGATTATGTAACTTATCAAGAGCAAAACCCGCACATATTTCCTTCCATTTTTTCACCGTTTCGCCATGTTTTGAGCCCACTCTATACTGCCCATCCACCCAATCACTAAAAGTTCCGTTATTAATTCCGACCATCAAGCTAAACATTTGTAAAGTAGGCGATATACTATATCTGCCGCAAATACGAATATATATGTTAAATATCTTGTCTAATAGCTCTATATCATCATTACCAGGTTTTTCTATACGATCTGAGATATAAAAAAACATATCTATTCTGTTATCTGCTATATCTTTTTTGTACTTTTCTACACTGTCGTAATCTTCTTGGTGTATACATAATACAGTGTTAATATACTCATCTACTAATTGCCAAATTTTATTTTCGTATACTTCAATTCCTTGTACTGTAGTTGTTGTATTTTTCACTGTATCACCTCACTTTACAACGTTAATCTGTTAATTTAGCAAAATAAAAAGGACGATAACAAACCGGTCAGCAATCGAAGAACACGCCCAGCAGCTGCGATCAGCGCCGGAAGTTCCGTGAATGCTTTTTCAGTTTATAATCGTCCTTTGTTTAAAAATCGTAAATGTATTGCTTATCTGCCATTTACAATATCACATATAAACCATTAATGCAAGCATAAATTTATTTTTATTGCCCAAGGTATAATAAAAGACCTATTGATAAAATAATCCGTTATAAGTCAATATACAGTGTTATAGAGCTATATATATTATAATATAGTGTATCTAAACATATATATTAATCAACTCAGAATCTAGGAGGGGCTTAAAAGATGTTATTATACGGTACTGTATAGAATTAATTAATAGGGGATTATATATATAATATAATTATAGGGGCGTTTTGACACGAAAAAAACCAGGCTTCCGGCATCTGATCCGGTTACCTGGCTGAATGATTTTTTTATTAATTTTCGATTAGCTCGCCCCTCCTGAGTTCCTCGTTGATGACACGATAACACATTTTATAAAAACCTGTCAAGCCAAAAGCAAAAAATATTTTTCTTGACAAAGCAAACGTTTGTGTGCTATGAATAATTTAACAGACTTCGGCGGCGGGTCTGTTCTCCCCTCGTTAGCCGCCACAAAAAAAAGAGTTTAAGCCCCTGGAAATCATCCAAGGGCTTTTTTTTCCACAATGGGGCTATTACTTTCGAACATTAGTTCAATGATTAATACTCTAACTTTACATTCATCAAAAATGATGTTATGAACATAATAATATAATTATTTCAGTCTGTCAATAATCACATTAAAAACACCGGGTTCCCGCAGCTATCAATTTCTGTTGTAACTTTTTGCCTTGCATCAAGATACACTGTTTTTACATCTTCAAAAATTCGCCGTTCTCTGTTCACCGTATATTTTTTGTGAAGTGTGTAAACAGTTCCAAAGATTTCCGGAAGTACCGGTGCATAAGCTGGCAAACTCAGCACCACTTTTTCCGGTGGCAAAATGTCAACAACTTCGATCTTATCAATTCTCAACAACTCCTCATGTCGACCCAGGCTTGGAAACCGTCTCGGATACTTCAACATTTTGCAAATTATGTCAACTTCCTTTTCACTTTTTGGCTGAACGTGTAAACGTAAATTCAAATCTGCGACAAAATCAACTAAAACCGGCGTATTAACCCAGCCTGTAAACCCCGGGCCGTTTTTAACTCGAACCGGAAAACGTTTTTTGAAATCTTCCGTTTCTGATCTGGCATAAGTTCCGCCCTTCCAGTGTTTTGTAAACTCCTGTTCGTTCACTGTTCCGCTTCCGGCTATTGATATATTCATGTCATGCCAGCTGCTCCAACGGCATAAAAAATGGACCATCCCAGCAACTGTAGAAAAAGGCGGCAGTGGGTACGTATATACCCTTTTTCCGGCGTGCGAAAAAGGCGTTGCAAAAACGCCCTTTTCCATATAGCCCTCTATCAGTACCGCTTTCATGGCTCTTCTGCCTCGCACCTGAAGCCGAAAAGAATGTCCTCGTAAAGCTGATCGGGGATTTCCTCTTCCATCAGCGGCTTTCTCTCTGCAAGCTCTTCGTCAAGACTTGCGTCGATATCTCTGAGAGCCTTCTCCCTACTGAAGCCCATTTTTACAACTTCGTTTAAAAGATCAACTGTTTTTTTCATTTTTCCCTCCTGATCCGCCCCGCCCTGGGGGCTGTGTGCTTGTCTTCTTTAACTATCCATTCTATGCAGTATTTGATATTTTAGCATAGATATTAATGTTCTATATTCTTCTGGTTTTTCGCACGCTATTATCAAAGTATTTACGATTTCATAATCTGTCATTTTTTCAATATCTGAAAATTCTAACTTTTTATAACTTTTTGCTCTTGCCTTCTTGCACTTCAGCAATTCGTTTTTACCATAAAAGCCAGTCGAAACAGGCTTGCAAAATGCGTTGTTATAACCATGATAAGCATTATATTTTTTTATAAATCCTTCTTCTGCTTCTCTTAGATCATAATCTGTTATTGTAAAATCTGGAAAAGTTTTAAGAACTATAAATTCAAAATTTTTCAAGTCTTCAAATGTTTTCAAGTCTTCGTCAATTTTTAAATTTGAGCCTTGCAGCTTTTCCATGTTTCGCTGATGTGTTTTTAATCTGGTCTTAATATTCACACTAGAACCTACGTAATACTTGTCATTTTTTCTATTGTGAATTGCATAAACTCCAACTGCTTCGACATCTGGTACCTCGATAATATGTTTTTTCATTCTGTAACCACTTCCTTTCTATGGTTACAGTATATACCATTAGTGCTTAATTGTCAATAGTAATTTGTGCTTAATTTACATTTTTTTCATTCTATCCATTTTATCAAGTTCTGCAAGAATTAATTCCCTCGCGAACGCGTTTGTTTTTAATCCATATGCGTTTATTCTGTCAAGCGTTCCCTGCGGTAAGATCACATTTATTCTGTCCTTATTTTTCATACATTTCTTTACTGCTTCTCTATTCTTTATTGCTTTTTCTTCTGCTGTTAATTCTGCCATGTTTATTCCTCCTTTATTTTTCTTCATTATAATATGCGTGTGCTTAATTGTCAATAATTTTAGTGCTTAATCATAATGTACAATTTGCCACAAATGATTAGTGCTTAATTTGTGCATTTTGTCAATTGATATTAGTGCTTAATTATAGTATTATATAACCATCAAAGGAAAACAAAAAACATTCACCCCGGACGCTGATCCAGGAGAAAGAGAGGGAATAAGATGAAAGACACTATTCTTAAAGCTTTGTCAAGTATCAACTGCTTCTATTCAATCATCTGGATGAAAGCAACAGGCAAAGACAAATACACATTCAGAGAGGAAAGCAAAGTCCACGAAATGTTATTAGCTGCTATGTCAGTAGTCATAAGGAGGAAAACAGCATGATAATTGGAATATCAACAGTTGGGAAATGTGTTTACGATCTCCCCGAAGAGATCAAAACACTGGAAGAAATGCGGGCTTTGATTTACGGGACACATTACAACCCAGAGACCCGGGAAGAATTGCAATGGCAACCGAAACTCCGGGGGCTTAATGGCCCAATGTACAATGGCTTGCAGATTTTGGAATCCGGTGAAGTAGTTCCGGCTATCCGGTACGAAAAGCCATCTAAATATTAATCCCTCCGGCGGCGGTCAAGCCGTAGCCCCAACGCAACCGCCGGATTTCAAAAAATATGAAAAGAGGTAAAAGGATATGAAAAAATTTGAAATCGGAAAAAGATACTATGAAAGCGGTTTAACATTCGAAATCACGAACAAAACCGCTAAAACAATCACATACAAAGCACTTCAGCACGCCGGGCGCTATAATGAGCGTGTTGTAAAAGAGGGACGGGCAAAGCTTTGCCAGTGGCCCGCCGGGGAGGTATTTATGGACGGCCGCGGGCGAACAATAGAAGCATAAGCCGAAACGCCTCAGATTTTAGGGGCGTCCACCGCGGGACGGTCTCCCGGTGCTGATGATGGCAGACCAGAAAGGGAAATTATGGGAAAATTAGTATTAGTAGAATGCGGATGCGCAGGAACAGGCTACAGAAACGGCTCAGACGTTCCAAATTGCAGAGTTCGCGCAGAATTTGACACGCTGGACGGTCTGCATGTTATCGCGGATTTTGGAAGCTACCAAAGACGCGACGCAAGTAAAAAAGGTTGTCCAGTGGTACAGCCTAACGCCTTACACGTCGACGGCACATATTACGACGTTGAAGGTTGCGGGTGTTCCTACGAATACAGACTTTCGCAAAGAGGTTTTGATTTTACCCGCTTCGATTTTACAATAGCCGGAATCCTGGCATTTGCAAATGAGGTAACCGGAGAAAATTACACGGAAATAGAGTTCACAAAAAGGAATTAGACCAGTAAGCGTACCGGGGAGCATTTCCCCGGCGGCCTTTTAAAATAAAAATTAGGAGGAAAATAAAATGATTAAAATTGACATGTGGTATGGTGATAAAAAGGAACAGGCAACAGGACTTGATATCTGGTTTAATGATCTCGGCTGTTTTTATTCTGGAAATATTACAATTTTTGGAAAAACAGTGGGCGATTATTACGCCGACAGCGTGCAAGAAATTTGCGGAGCGTTTCCACATCTGGAAAAGAAAATCAATAATTGTTTGAACTAGGCGTAATGGTTCCGGTCGGGTTCGATTCCCGGCGGCGCCCTTTTATTTTAAAACCCGGCTCCCATGGGTACAGGGAAGAAAGAAAAGACATGAAGAAGAAAAGTAGCTATATCGCTGTACAGGTGACAGAGAATGAAAAAAACTATGCTTACGCCGTCAAGGTTTCTGAAAGTGATAACTTGCTTTCAAAACTTGAAGTAAAAGGCATCACAGCGGCGAACCTTTGCGGATCCAGGAAAGAAGCTGAAGAAATTGTTACAACCTGGAACGAATGTTTCAAAAGCAATGGTTCGTACATGTTCGGGGAGGTGTTCTGCTGATGAGCGAAAAAATAATCGAAATCAGAAAACCCACGCAAAAACAAATCATCGCCGCTATAAAAAGCGGCGATTTTTCAGAATTCGAAAAGATAGAGGATACCGCACGCCAGGAAGCGGTGAAAGTTTTTCTTGCGGTCGCTTCCGGTATCCAGCCCGACGCCAGGTTCACGGCCTGGGGAGCGGATTAGGCTTGTGAAATCTATCTACAAGCCGTGTGCCTTGACAACTTAACTTTTGTTTGCCCGGAAATACGGTTGTTGATTTGCTTTTTTCGCCGTTTTTCGTCTCTTTGACGTTCATTGATATTTTTATCATTGCCTGATTTTCAAGCCGTTTTTGCACGTTTTTATCAATCAATACTCACGGTTGACGGAATCCCGGTATGGTGGTACTATGATTATATATAGCCGTTTCTGGCTCTTTTTGTCGTGCTCTCGTGTGCAGCTGGCACCGATTCGGGGCGCAGCGTCCGAACAGTGGCAAAAGTATGTTCTGTTTTGGATCCACTGTACAACCGCCCTATTCGGCTTTTTAACGGCCGTTTAGATTCCGGCCAAAGAAGTCTAGCCTTATCGGTTTTGCAGGCGTTGTGGATGTATTTAGGACGTCAGTTATTGACGTCTGGAAAATCCCCGGCACCGGTCCGCAGGTGATCCACGGCTTTTATAAAATTGGTCGTACCGGTTGTGAAACGAACGATATTTCTGGCGACTCTTGAATATTTGCAATATTCAGACATAGAAAAAGTCCAAAAAATGACTAAAAAAAGGGGCAACTCAAAAATAACCGTTTTTCCTAGATTTCCATTTTGTCTATCTTGCATATATTAATATATAGCATCTTCCGAGGGGCTGTGTAAAATCACGAATCAATTTAATTTATTTAATCCCTCGCTTTTTCTCCTAACCGTGTTCTTCGTTTTGTATGTGGTCCGTTGTTTCCGGACTTTCACCTTTCGCTCTGTCTTGTCTTTTTTTCTACGTACTTTGTTGTGCGCTGATCGTTCAGTTGAGAATCCCATATTTTCCCTCCCTGTCCTTAATCTTTTGATTTCTGCTCTTGAAGTTGATAATTTCTATATCTGTTTGCAGCTCTTGTGGCATCCGTCCAACGATGATTACTCTCAGTGGTTCCAATCTCTGAACCATCTCTTGAAATCCCTTGCAAAATTCCAGTCGCGATGCTTTCGACTTCACTCGCCCATTGGTGCAGCAGGCTACTGTGCTTTTCTTCGGTATTCCGTCAAAAATCCAATCATAGCAGTATTCCGGCGGTATGTTCACGTTTGGAATCACGCGGATTCCGTTCATGTGCAGATAATGTGCTATCGCATGGTTGCGATACTTCTGCCAGATGTTCATTGCAAATGGCATACCGTTTTCTCCGACTGCCATACTGAAGTCAGGTGCAATCACACTGTTAAAGCACTTCAGATGTTTAATGTATTTATCCGGGCAATTCCAGATTTTTTCAAATTCGTTGTCGTGGATATAGAAATTAACGGTTAAGCCCCTGTGGTTCTTTATCCGCCGGTCAAAGCTGTCTTTGAAGTCGACAGTATCCGCTCCGGGTCTGCCGGTATACCGTGGCATCATGGGGAACTGATACGGTCCGTCCAATTCTGCTCCCTCGATCATATATTCTCTCATTACGTCATATGCGGTATGATTCATGGTTATCACCCCTTAAAAACACAAAAAGACATCCTGTTCCGGGAATTGGAACCGATGTCATCATTAGTATGTTTCCATACTACCAGATATTTAATTAAATGTCAAAAAAATGTATCTCTGCTCTTCCGTTCATCTTTTGTATATTATTTAGATTGCAAATGCGTAAGTGTAGTTAAATTCCTTTTCGCATCCATCCACATAGTTGATTTTCCTGTAAAATACGGCGTGTCGTTCTGAGAACTTATTTAAAAAAAAGTATTCAGAACAGCCCTGTTTATCCCGCTCGATTATTGACTTTTTTTTTACATCTCCAGTCTTTAAAAAGAACAAAATTTCGCACTCCTGCGGACGCTTTGGATTTATTACTATTTTGTCCAAAAATTCTCCCAGAACAGTCTTGGTAATATCTTCCGGTCCAATTCCTTGCAAATCATTTAATATCTTTCCGATTTCTTTTAATTTCAAATGAGAATCTTTATTGGCTTCTTCTTTCGATTCCAGTTCGGAAAGTTTATTGCTTATGTCTTGGATTTCATTCTTGAATTTTTCATTTTTTTCAAGATATTCAGAGTTTGTTATGATTCCATCCAGATTAAGGTCGAGAAGTTTGTCTTTCTTTTTCTCCAACTGAAGAACCATGTTTTTAAGTCGGCTTATCTCAGCTCCATCGTTGCTGAAGTCTATGTTCCTTTCAGCCAAACTTATATATTTTTCAATAGCTGTTTGGATATCCCCGGATTTGTTGATAAGGTCTGCAAGCATTACCCTTAATTCTTTCTCACGTATACCAAAAGAGTTACAGCTTTGCGCTCCGTTTTTTATACGATAGCTGCATACCCATCTTGCATCTTCACGCCCTCTTATAGTGTGCTGTTTCATCCAATATGGCGCTCCATCATTGCCGCAAAAGATATATCCGGTAAACAAATTGTTTTGTTTGAAAGATGTTCTGTGGGATTTGATTGCATCGCTCCGTGTTTGCATAATGACATTTGCCTTATTCCATACAGATTCATCTACAATCTGTGGAACATGGTTCCCATCGTCTTTGTACATTGTCCATTCATCCTCTGGCAAAAACTCTTGCTTTTTAGTGAACATATCGACGACTTTCACTTTGCCTCCACAATAATAGCCTTTATATTTTGGATTCTTGATTATCTTCTTGATATTATCGCGGCTGAGTTTTCCGCCTTTGTAATTTCGATACCCTTTTTTGTACAGGTATTTCTCAATAGTGGATGTAGACCATTCTCCTGTAGAATATTTTTCAAATATCTCTTTTACCATTGGAGCTGTTTTAGGATCAACTGTGAGTTTTCCGTCTTTCTTGATGTATCCGTATATTCGGGCGCCGAGGACTACACCATTTTTTATTGACTGTGCATGTCCGAATTTTATTCGATTGGAGAGTTTTCTTGATTCATCTTGGGCAATTCCGGACATTATGGTAAGCCTTAATTCACTATCTTCGTCAATCGTATTAATGTTGTCATTTTGAAACCATACGCATACACCATACATTAGTAATTCCCTAGTGTATCTTATACTGTCTAACGTGTTCCTCGCAAATCTGGTAATTTCTTTCGTTACAATCATATCAATCTTCCCAGTTTTGGCATCAGCCATCATGCGTTGAAATTCGTCCCTTTTCTCAGTTCGTATTCCCGATATTCCATTGTCAATGTACGCGCCAACAAATACCCAGTTTTTATTTTGTGCAATGAAGTTTCTGTAATATTCATCCTGGTGATGTATAGAAACTTGTTGGTCTTCTGATTCTGTACTTACCCTTGCGTAAAAAGCCACTTTTAATTTCAAGTCAAAAATGCTACAAGTTTTCAGTATTTCTCTAGTTCGATAAACGTTCATGCCCCGTTCTCCCTTCTAGTCGGAAGAGCAGAGATAAGATTATTATAACTTCTATCTCATCTCCGCTCAATAGTTTTGATTTAATTTTCAGAAAGAATCTCAATATCAATTTTCTCTTTCATTTCTCTGCTGATTAGTCCCTGAAGGTATACATGTTCGTTCAATGCCAGTAATAACGCTTTATTCATGTCGCACTCCTTTCTTTGATGAAAAGATCCAAAATCCTTTCAAAATATCTTAGGCGTATATTTCTACACAAATTTGCTTAAAATGGATTCTGGCGTTTTTTAGTCAATCAATTACTTTACTTTACAGCAAATCAAATATATCCATCTGTCCTTTGATTTCATCTTCCTTTTCATCTGTGAAAAATTTGCAAGCAATGTAGTTTGGTTTCCAATCCACATCTCCATTGTAGTTCAGACACCTCGGATGTTTTCCAGACCGGTACCGCAGACATTCCTCACATCGGTGATACGGATTTGTTCCGCCGGAATCTTTGTACATTGCGCTTATCTTAATCATATGGATCACCTTCTTCAAACAAACTGTACTTTCTTAAAATTTCCACTTCGTGTTCGCACAACTTTATCTGACATTCGTCGTACAACTGCCGTGCAAGAGTACCGATAGTCGGTTTTCCTTCATTTGCCTGATGCACATATTTGTTACTCTTTTCTACTACGTTCATCAGCTGATCCGGCTCAAAGTCGTATGCTCTATGCAGTGCCAAAAGTAATGTCACACTGTTCTCAACATTCGCCCAGTCCTGTCCGTCCGTAAATCCTTGTTCGAAACCGGCGTTGTAGCTTTTCTCTCTTTCTTCTTCCCTTGCGTTTTCTACAACTTTGTTTAAAGCACTCACGGTTCTACTGATCCCGTCTTCCTTGCCTTTCTGATACGCTTTTTCAATCTCTTCATTTCTGGCTGCCAGAACTTTTTCTCTGGACTCGTCAAACATCCGCTGCATTCTTTCAATCTTCACAGCCGAACAAGGAACAACCGTCGGTTTCTCTGTGAATTTTCTTTTTAATGTTGCACTATTCATTTTCCCTCTCCCATGATACCTGCTATCATTTGTTGTTTCATTGTTTCCGCTATGTGCTCCCGAACAGATTCTTCCGGAAATGGTATCTCAAGTGACCGCTCCAGAATCCGGTTGGTGATACGTTCATCGTAATTCAGTCGAGAAATACAGTAATTACTTGTGAAAATCGTGATTTTTCGGCTTGTATAGCGTCCGTCGATAATTTCATAATATTTTTCATTTACCCAGTCCTTTTCGGTTTCTGTGCCGAAATCATCAATGATTAGAATATCTGCTCTGGCAAGTTCATCAATCAACTGTTCTTCCGTTTTATCCGGACTGTATCTTTTTCCCCATGTGGACTTGATTTCGTCAAGGATTTTCATAGACGTTGAAAATTTTATCTGTTTCTGATGTTTTTCAATCAGTTCATTCGCCAGGCTGCATACCATTCGGGTTTTTCCAGAACCTTTCGTGCTAGAGTAAAAATATAGTCCAATTCCCTGCTTTTGCATATCGCTGATATTTTCCACCCAGTAGCGAACAGCTTTCGCAGCCTGCCTTATTGTTTCCCGGCTCTCCGGCAGCTGATATACTGCCGACTGAAAATTATTAAACATTGCATCCTTGTAGATGTCTGGAATCTCTGCAAACTTAAGCTGATTTCTATGAATCATTTTTTTGCGGATACCGCAAGAACACTCTTGGCAGTACGGAACTCCATATTGATCACGACTCCATACCCATCCGGAATCATCGCATAAACGGCAATGTGTCTGTGTTTCCGTCATCACCGAGTGTTCCAAACGGGATAAGTGGTTCGACTTTTCTTTGAGCTTTTGCACCAGATACATGTTTCCTGTCCCCATTATAGTTACCCTCCAAAACCTTTAAGAAATTATTTGGTTTTACAAACCAGTCAAAAGTAATCATCCAGCCATTTTTGTTTTCGCCTCTCAGAAAATCGCTGTGGCGAATGTTGTCCATAGCCTTTAAGAGATCGTCCATGCCATACTCTCTTATTCGTCCTTTGAGCATTTGGCATCTTTTTGATGCTGGTTTGATATCCCTGATAGGAGCAATGCCAACATCCTGTAATTTATTCCATTCCTCGATAACACGTCGGACATCCGTCTGACGAATAGTATCTTTAGATACTATTAATTTATTATCTTTCTCTTTATCTTTATCTAATTCTTCTTTCTTATTCTTTATCTTATTCTGTTGCGTGACGTCACGTGAACTGTCACGTGACATATCTTGTTCAATTGCAAGTTTCTGCCGTTCTCTCTGTTTCTGTTTCCTAATTCTATTCTGTTCTCTGATCTTATCCATGCCTTCGATATTCTGATGTTCTTCCCATCCTGGAATTGCAAGCATATTTCCATCTCTGGTAATCATTCCAAAATTTTCCAAAGCAGTCAATGCAAGTTGTATTACACTTTCATCAAAGCCAAGTTCATCTGCCAGCAGTTTTTCATTATATGGAATGTTTTCTGTCAGAAAGATAAGCCCATTAGCATTGCATCTTCCGGCCATTGTCAGAAGCATAACCCAAATAAGAACTATGTTGTTTCCTTCTGGAAGCTTTCTGATATGACCGATTTTAACATTATTAAACATCTCTGTTTCAATTTTGATCCAGCTTACTTTAGCCATTAATATAATTTCCACCTCCATGCACCATCTTATGGCATCTCTTGCATAAGCAAATTCCGTTGCTTACATCATAAGCAATATTTTCATTATCATAGCAGTCTCTGAATCTTATTTTATGGTGAGCTATGTTTGATTTTGGTATTCCACACATCTGGCAAATATATTTATCACGTTCTAAGACTTTTTTTCGCCATTCTCTATATTCTTTTGTGTGCCTTCCTTTTTCTTGTTCTACATATCCTGTGGTCTCTTTAAACAGAGGTAATTCATATACACCATTTGCCGTTTTTTTTAAATACCCATTTTCGATTAACTCAGATACATCTTTTTCATTTATACTTATAATTTGAAAAATTCGCTTCCAGCGTCTTAAGCGACCATTATTGTCAGATCGCATACACAGTTGAAAGTAGATTGCTTGCGAGTTAGCTGACATATTTAAAAAGTTATCACTGTCAACAATTTTCATCGTAAACATTCGTTTCTGTGCCATTTATCTATTCCTCCTGTAATCTCATCAATGCACCGATTCCATCCATCGACCATCCCACGCTGATAATCTGTCATATCATTCTCGGCAGTGCTTTTCTCCGGCAATGGCTTCAACGGACACCAATCGGGTATAATACTCAAATCTGTAATATCTCTATTGTTTACTCTACAGAACGGGTGATTCACTCCACTGCGTAAAATGCATACAGCACAATATTTTGGCGTATTTATCACTAATACTGATTTACTCATTCCAGCACCTCCTGTAATAAACTTCGATCATCAACCGCATTTCCAATAACGACTACTTTCTTCGCCCAATACGAGAAATCTTTTCGATAATTGGTTTCTTCTGGAAAATCTACATAAAATCCTAAATTTCCATTACCGTATTCTCCAAACTTAACAACAGCCGCAACTGCGCCATACTGGATGATGTCATTCTCCCAGATTCTCTTACCATTCTTATCAGTCAGTCCCGTGAACTGGCAGAGGGTTTCTATATCAATTATATCGGTATATACTGTAAACCGATCTGAATCCTTCCGATAAAAAATAATGTCCTTCCCACTTCTGTGATATTGATCTCTTAGGTAATATCCCTCAACCCATTCGCCATTATCAATCCGCTTTGCCTTGAAAAGAATTTCTCTCATACGTTCTGTACCTCCTGCTCAGAAAGTGGTTCAAATCTTTTCTTCTGCTTTACATCTGGATATTTGATTCTATCCACATCACTCGTAAACATACTTAACGGTCTGCACCATGTCACAAATGGGTCTGTAAAGCACTTGTAAATCACCATAATTTCATCAGATTCTGTATGTGCTGCGATATCGGTGACAACATAGGCTCTTCCTTTGAAGTGTTTATATCTTTTTCCGACCATGCTGTCTTTTAGCTTTTCTAATGTTTCAATTGATACGTTACTCATTCAACTCCACCGCCCTTCACAATTTCTATTGCTCTGTTCAGTCCAGCATTATATCCTTGATGTACGTCAGATAAGATACATTCTGATTCAACGAATTTATCTCTTTTCAATTCGCCAATAACCTTATCAACATCAAATGCTGTCAGCTGTTCATTGACGCAATCAATAAACTCTTTCTGGTCAGAACTAATACTTGTGCCAATTTCCCAAATTTTGATGTATTTAATTAATTCGTCTGCATCTATCAGTCTGCTCATTTAATCACAACCCTCTTTCTCATCAAAAGCCAAATCAACTCTGATCACATCCGTTTCTATTGCCGAAAGGCAGCTTACTTCTAAATCATAAAATGGTTTCAGCAGCTTTGAACCGGCATTGAATGTATCGTAATCACCCCATCTTCTTCCTGGGTGACATATCTGGATTTTATCTTCACTTTCAGGATCGCCACCAATTGCTGCTATTAAATCAATTAGCTTCATTATTCATCCTCCCACACTCCCAACAACCGCATCCTCTCATACAGTACAGCGACGGTCTTGCGCCTGTATCCGTAAAAGTCCTTCGGATTCATCGGGATATATCTTTCTCTGCTGATTTTCCTGTAACTTTTCCGGTGTAGGATATTCTCGATAACCATATCCGCTATCACCGTGTTCTTCGGGCAAGCTGACAAGGCAGCACTGGAAAGCAGGTATCCGTACTCTGCCGGGAAGTCTTTCAGCATCGTATTCAGTTTTTCTATATCCTCTGCCGGAATACCGTAGTCTTTCAGCTTTTTATTCCTTGTCAGCATACCGTTCTCCTTTCTAATCGTCTGGGTGATGCTTGTCGTACATGATCGCCACACATACAAGACCAACCACTCCGAATATGGTTCCAAGGGTGAACCCTAATAAGAATGTAATCATGGCTCGTCCTCCTCGTGCACCGTGAAAGCAAAATAACAATCAAGCTTCAGATCGCCATCGTAAGATATAGTGCATTCAAGCTCGTAACCCCCTGCTTCTGCACATTTTTGAACTAACGTGTTCAGGGCATCTCCAATTTCTTTGACGTCTTTATCGATATATTCAATCATGTTTAATCCTCCTTATATGGTTCCGGAAATATTTTCTTGCAATTCGATTGTTTGTTCTTATATTGTTCACTCATTGGAATCCATCTGCAATTAGATGGCTCATAGATACCGTTAACATCTATACGGTCAATCGTAAGGTTATCGGAATATCCATTAGTTAAAGCCCATTGTATAAATGTATTTTTATCATTTCTCCATTCATCGCACACAACAATCCCACGTTTGCCATAAGCATTATAGTGAATGTCTTTTTCTCTATAGCACCTACTCATCATCGCTTTGTAACATCCTAACAATCTGCTTCCAGTCATTCCGTGCGTAATATTATTTTTGCTCATTTCTTTCAGATGCTCCTTGGCTAGACATCCGCATGAGTGATTTGTTTTCCTTGTTAAAACGTCCGCACTCGTTATGCATTCATTCCCACAATCGCAAGTACATCTCCACATGGCATAATGCCTGTTTCCTATTCCAACAAACTCGATTGCTGTTAATTTACCAAATCTTTCACCCTTTAAATTCTTTACTTTCCCCATTTAAACGTCATCTTCTTTCATTGGTTCCGGAAGCGGCATCCAGGCTATGACCTTCCAATACGACCTAGCACCAGTTAAGTCCCATCGTTTCAATTTGCTTTGAAATTTTGCGTAGGTTGAATGATATATTCTTCCGTCCATGCAAGTCACTTGATACGTACCGCTTGCTTCCGGTAATCTCTCACTGACCGAAATCCAGTTAGTAGATTCTAAACGCGCAATAGTTTTCTTCTGTTCCTCTTTCGATTCGCAATGTATTACAATGTCATAAGTATCATCGTATGCGCTAAATGCACCATCTTCATTCTGAACAAGTGTCATTCCATCGCTCATACTTCCACCTCCTCAGTCTTTATGAATGCCATCCAGTGCGTTTTTCCCTGTTTACCAGATCTATTACCATATAAGGGATCTACTCCGATAGCTGCAATTACATCCTTTACAGGTATTTGTACTTCGTTCCATTTAAAAATCAATGTGCCATAGGGCTTTAATACACGCATACACTCAGAAAAGCCATCATGCAGTACCTGTTTCCATGTGTTCTTATTAAGCTTTCCGTATTTTTTTACCATCCATGAATTATCTCCGCCCTGAATGAGATGTGGTGGATCAAACACAACATGATAGAAAGTATTGTCCTCAAATGGAAGTTTCGTAAAATCTGCTATAATGTCAGGGTGGATATTGCAGTACCTTGTAGCATGCCCATTTCCACTTTTCCATATTGCTTCACAGTCCAATTCGCGCTTATCCACAAAAACAGCTAACTCATTATTTTTGTTGAACCAAATCATTCTTGAACCACAAGTAGCGTCCAATACGAGCTTATTCATACAACCACCTCGCTATCCTCTGGCTCTTCATTAAGCATTTTATATATACGGCCAGAATGAAATGCCTTTCTTAATTTTTCATAATTAATTCCAGTAAGATCTGAAATTTGAGAAATTGTCATTGGCTTTCCTTTGAATTCTACAATCAAATTATTTCTTTTATTATTTCCTTGTATTTTTGCATCCACCCATCTACAGTTGTCAGGCGAATATCCATTATTATTATCAATGCGGTCAATCGTTAAATTGTCTTGATACCCATTCTCTGTTGCCCATTTATAAAACATCATAAAATCATGCCATTCTTCACAAACAGAAATCCCACGACCGCCATAATCAATATATTGTGGGTGATCTTTGCGCTCGCATCTGTATTTCATATTGCGCCAGATGTTATATATCCTTGTATGTCTTAATCCGTGTCTTGTAGCTTTTTGCCTTGCAATATCAACGCTTAAACAACCGCACGATTTTGTGTATCCTGTTTTAAGTCTGTGCGCATCTACGGTTTTTATGTTTCCGCAATCACATTGGCATATCTAATATGTTCTATTGGTATCGTCCGTCTTTTTTCGCTTTATTACTGTTAACCTTCCAAAACGCTTTCCTGTTAAGTCTACAAACTTACTCATATTTCATTTTCCCTTTATCCTGACTTCTGATTAACATTTTGCGTCCTCCTTAAAATAATGATAATTGGTTATCGCACTGTTTCTTCTTTCTGTTGTCGTCAAATTCATTTAAAACAGCTCTAATTGAAACAATGAATGGATGTATACTTATCCCCTCCATTTCACATACCATTTTGTCAAATTGAAGTTCCTTTCTTACTCTGATAAGAAAAAGTTTTCTGGATTCTTTTTCCAACACAGCAGGATCAATTTCTTCTTTTTCAATTTCGTCTGGTATGTACAGGCTCGGTGAAAGACAATAATCATTTTCGACTATCTGGTCAATGGCAACTATTTCCTGCTTTTCTCTGTCCTCAAATGTAATGTCTGTTGTCTTCCGATTCTTTCTCAGCACAATAATGCAAGTAGCTATTGATGTATCTTCAAATGTGTTCCCTGGAATATTTACAACCCTGTCGATTACATTTTGTTCAATAAACCATTTTCGCACCTTTCCTTCTCTTTGTCCTCTGTATAGAATGCCTGGAAACTCAAGAATCACCGCTATCCCCTCGTCTGATAAATGATACAGAATATGTAGCATAAATGCCCAATCTGCTTTTGACGGAGGTGGTAAATCCGGACAAACCTTGAAACGAATATCGTTTCGCGCTCCATCAGGATTCCACTTAACTGAGAATGGTGGATTTGCAACAATGCAATCAAATTTCATTTTTTGAAATTTATCGTCTGTAAGCGTATCTCCTGCATATCCTGTAAAGTTTGGGATATCAATCAGCTCCAACTGTTCAGAATCTAATTCTTGTCCGTATTTTTTCACGTTTTCGTGAAATACCCTTAGTAGATTCCCTGCTCCGCAGGTTGGATCGTATACACTATCTGGTTCAAAATCTATATATGATTTAAGCCTTAACGCTAGTTCTGGAGGAGTATAAAAGATTCCATTATCCTTAAACTCTTTTCGGATTTTTTTTATACTTTTTTCTTTCATGAACCACCATGTCCTTTTGTTTTCTTTCCAGAAATATGATGCACGATCTGCTTAATCTCATGAAGCTTTGCGTCTACTTCTGAATCGTCCGGCATAAATATGACTTCACTTCTACCAATGCTGGCTCTTTGCATTAATATTTCAAATGCTTTTTTCGCTTTTTCAAATGAGCCATATTCCCCTAAATTACCTGCTCTTGTACTTCCGATCACGATTTTTACAACAGGTTTGTCAAAACCGATGTATATGTGCTCTGCCTTATCCAAGTTATAAGCTTCATTTTTTTCTTTGCTTACCGCAATCATTTTCCATCCTCACTTTCCATAACTTTTCAGAATTTCTGCAACTGCATTAATGTGTTCTGATAATGCGTCTAAATCTTCATCTTTAATTACTCTCAGCCCACGGCTCGACTTAAAATCTTCAATGGCATATACACCATCTCTGATCTCCTTGAATTTCTTTGCCATTTCACTTTCTTTTATGGCTTCGGAATCATATTTATAAAATGTCTCATATTTATCGTGTTCTCCGAACTTGTCGGTTTCGATTTTGGTTCGTTTAGGAGTTATACGAATGATCTTTGCCGGATACACCATGACGTGTCTAAAACTTGTTCCCCATCCACACCGTACTTCCCTTGCAACTCCAACTACATCTCCGACTTTTAAATCATCTTTATTTATCGGGTTTAATTTTACTATTACCATCCTCTTGCCATCCTCACTTTCCCCATGCAAACAACTGACACGCTATTGTGCAGTTGGTACATGATTTTAATACTCAATAAAATCAGATAATTCCATCTGACCAACTACATTATTGTCTTGCATCCACCATAGATATACTTCTTCACCGCAATTCCACTTGGTATCTTTTCCGCGCAGCTTGCGTTCCTCAATCATTCTGTCAAAAGAATGTATGTAAGCTTGCTTATACTTTGGAAAATCATACATTTCCTTCTCCCTCTGCTTCTTTGATGCAAGTGGACAACCTAGGCAGCCTAACCGATCATATCCGCATTGGTATAGCTCGCATACCTGAACGTCTTTCTCACCAATGAACTGCCAAATATTTTGATCTGTCCAATCAATTATCGGATTGACTACCGTTTTTGCTTTCATCTGGCAATTTTCAAATAATCTTCTAGTATTATCATTGTCGGTGATAAGCATTTTCTCATCAGAAACACCGATGCTTTTACTTGCTGTCTGTCCTAGTACTTCAAACGGGCTTCTATTACTTCTCTTACTGCTTTCAGACCATCTAACGCCTGTCGCAATCAATCTATTTGGATTACCGCCCTCTTTCAGTTCTGAACAGCAATACCGAACAACTCTAGTCGGTGGCATTAGCTTTCTGGGAATGAGATTCCACATTGTAAGACGTTTTCCATTTTCCTGTACATGGTAATCAATTTCGCATTTGATGCCTTTGTCCGTCAATTCAGAAAACGTATTCTTAATATGTCTTACTGTCTGCGGTGCATCAACAGTGGTATGCGAATTATGTACCTCGAACGGGATTCCAGACATTCTGAACAACTTTAGAAGTACATCCGAATCTTTTCCACCGGAATACTCGCATACAAGTGGTTTATTATAATGTTTCAGTGAAATATCACTTGCCAGTTTCAATCTATCTATGGATTTTTCAATTAATTCTTTCACACGCCATACTACAAATATCCGTATGGCAATTTTACAATCTGCTTTATAGCCTTGGAAGCTATTACCTCTGACCGTTAGTCTGTTCTGCGCTATGCAGGAGAACCAAGGCATTCCAGTCTAGCATTTATCAAATTTTACCCGAACTATTCTGATTAGCCGGAACCTCGTTTCACGAGGATAAGTGTTATTCCTTTCTTTTAGCTGTTATCATATTTATTCAATTCCCCTTAACATCAAGCTTAATTTGCTGTAACAAGGGCAAATCTTTGTATGATCGAAAATATCTTCTAGTAAAACGCAATGTGGAAAAAGCTGTTTTACCTCATAGATATGCTCTTTTTCTTCCCCACCACGTTCTGCGTATTTGATTCTTTTGCCAACATGCAAATCAAACGTTTTACTTATATATGCTTTAAGCCCATATATGTTCACTTTGCTCATTTTTGTGTACCAATCCTTCCTTAAAAGCCACTATTGCAGCTTCCTTACTGTGATGTATTTTTGTAATGGTTTTACATTCTGTGCATTCGCACCAATATAAATCTCCTCCACAATGCCGGTTATAATCTGCGAAAACATGAAAACGATTCCCGCATTTAGGGCAAATCCTACTTTTACCATTTTCAACATTAATTCCCATTCTTTCATTAAACATCGAACATTTCCTCACCTTCATCGTCAGAATCGAAATCTGACGTTTCTTCACAATCAATTGATTTATTTCTCGACATATTCTTGCCTTGCTCGATTAGTTCCGCCCTCTGCTCTTCTGTTAATTCTCTTGGTGCTCGTAGTTTCACGTACTTAACTGGGACATGAGCAAATATGGAACCATCTTTGTTTGTGACCAGAATCTTCACATCTTCTGGATGCTGTTCTGCAAGCTTCAGGACTCTTCCTTTCATCTTGCTGCCATTATGCGCTGATACTTCTGCGTACTCACCACCACGTATCCATGCGATACTACATTCATTACAATTCTCTGCCATGATTTTCCCTCCACTTTTAATATTTTTCTCAACTTCGATGTGAGTAAGTCAAACTGTGCAAGCATGTCTTTGTCCTTACGCTTTCTAACGGTAACATCATCTTCCAAATCGTCCAAATAATATTCACCATTGATAGGTTCTCCGTATTCTATTTTTGATTTGAAGTCCCACCCGGAAAGATTGAACATCTCAACAGCTTCTTTCCGGGTAAGCGTATCTACGAACGTCCCATCTAAGGTGTACAGATCGTAAAGCTTCATCTTTCGTTCTTTCTTATCAGCCGGTATTTTCTGTGAGAATTGCTCCCCGAAAACTCAATCAGTCCATCGTCCGCAAACTGGCGTAAATGCCTCTGGATTGCACTAGGGCTTAAATCTAATTCTTCAGCTATCGTTTTAACCTGCGGCATTTCGCCTTTGCGTTTTTCATATTTTACGATGAAATAATAAATATCTTTACGATTCTGTTTGTATTCCATGTGCTTTCTGCTCTTTATTTCACGTATAGTCATTTCTCATAGTTCCTTTCATCAAGCATTTCTTTGAATTTTTCGAAAGCTTTGATTGAAGTTTTGTTGTTCTGTTTTTCGGGTTTCAAAGATATCTGGAGGTGGGTGTCGATGATATGTGATAAATCACGGGCTAAAGATTTCTTGCCTTGCTGGATGCCATCACGATATCCTTTTGCCGGGCGGTAATCAGCAATCTTTTCTTTTCCTTCATCCTGTCCACCGCCAGTCTTGTTTTTCACAATCCATCCGGCATCAATGGCTTTCTGGATGTATTCTCGTTCTTTTTCATCAAGCTGCGATACCGGGCAGTGAAAGAAATCAATCTTGTATCCGTTCTTATTCTCTTCTGAATACAACCCATGCGCTTTCATGGAACGATCAATATGCTGCTCGTATCCCGACATATGTTGCGCCAGTCTGGTAAGAAGCTTTACTGATTGCCCGATATATCCATGGGTTTCAGTCCGCCACAGGATGTATATTCCAGTTCCTTCATCCAGTTTCGGATTTACTTTCAGAAGTTTCTTCTTGTTGCTAGCTTCAATGGCTTTCGCCTGTCTGAATTTCTTGTAATCCAACTGAAGCTACATCCTTTCAAGCTGGTCTACGATTCTTTTGCATCCGTCCTGCACGTCTTTTAACGACTGGAACTTACACTCTTCATTTGTACTTTCCCACAGGTCTTTCATTATCGAAAAGCTCATTTTGAAGTCTGGATCATCTCCAAAATACTGCTTTGCAGTTTCAATGTCGTATCCGTCATCGAAATGTGCACAGTCGAATCCAATCCACCATGTATCCTCATCATCACAGCAATTCAGCTTATATTCAGAATAGGTGATTCCGCCATGACAGCTGATTGAATCTAAATCAGCCCCATGCTTGGCTAACTTATGTACTTTTGGGATTCCAACATATCCGCATCTGTATGCTCCGGGCATGAATAAAACTACGCATGGATGACCTTTGTAGTTGAATCTTTTTTCTAAAATCGGTTTCATATAATCACTCCTTAGCTAAACGGTAAATCCGGATCGTAAGCCGGTTCAACAAATGTGTCACTTGCCGGTGCTGACGGTGGAACTGCGCCGATGTTTTCAGGCTGGTTGCTTCTACCCTTGCTTTCCACAAATTCATGTGTTTCTATCAGACAGTCATTTGTGTAAATCTTCTTTCCGTCAGTATCCGTATAGTTTCCGGTCTGCCAGCAGCCGATGACTGCAATTTTCATTCCCTTATGCAGGTATTTTTCAGCAAACTCTCCATTTTTACCAAGGGCAACACAATTTATGAAATCTGCTTTCCGCTCGTTGTCTTTACGATACTGTCTTTCTACTGCAAGAGCGTATCTGGCAATGGTTATGTTGTTAGTTCCGGTCCGTATGTCCGGGTCTTTCACTAATCGGCCGATCAAAATTACTTTGTTCATGCTATTTCTGCTACTAAAAACATATACAAATGTATATGCTAGATGATTCGCTACAATCTCACGATTTGTAGTTACTGCTTCATCGTGTATGCTTTGGTGGTCGCAAGTGACGCACTACTCACAAGTTCTTGTACACTCCACAGTCGTAAATTCCCGACTAAGCCATCGGTACATACCTATAAATTCTTTTTTATTGATTAGATATAGGTTCATCTAAATAGCTTTTCCTTTCTAAAATTTTGTTTTTTTGCCATTTGGTTTTCATGGACTTCTACCATTACTCAATCATTACCATCAAGGTTCTACCCTATAGTTAGCAAGACTGTTTCAACTTGCACTGGCTTTTCTTTCCTATGATTTCAGTGGTTTTAAGTTGCCAACTAATACTATGGATTTTAAGTATCTTTGAGCATGTTTACTCACGTTTGATAATATATTTAATTACTTAAATTTCATCCTTATAAGCTTTAGGCATCGGCATCCACGCCGAAACCTTGTAATAAATTCCTCCGCCAGCGCCAATATCAATCCACTCGCCATTTCCGGCATATCTTAGAGATGTTGGCCATTCAGCACCCTTGATTGTTACCGTGTACTCCGGTAGTTCTTCAATATCAACATCTTCGTCTGGCTCCGGCGGTAACATTAATTCTGTTGGAATCCATTCAATCACCGGATTGTAGGATGTAAAATATTCCTTTGCCTTTTCCAGCGCATCATTCCATCCTCTGTCGTACAAACTGGATGTTGGAGAGATTTCCTTTTTGATTTTGTCCAGAACATTAATTAAAATCTGCGTCCTGTCACTCCTTTTTATCCTCGTAAAAACTCAAGTAATCAAACCATTGGTCTTTGATAAAATGTCCGATGATTTTTACTGAACTTCCCCATCCCTTTGTTGCAACCCGAATATGCTTTCCTTTTAAATCCACAAGATCTTCAACGCCAACTACATCCATAATTCGCATGATTGCTTCCATTCCGGAAGCATAACCTTTAAATTCTTTGGCTCCCAAATATCCATGTCCAAGAACATAGCCGCCGTAAACGACTCCCCATCCGCCACCGTTCAGCGTAAGGTCAAGCGAAAGTACTCCGTGATCTCTGAAATTTAATGATACATTTGTAATTTCAGCGTTTTGAAGCTTATATCCATCCGCCAGTAAAAGTTCTTCTGTCCATTCTTTCAATTTTATTCCTCCTAGTATAATAATGATGTGGTCAATCAAGACTACTTGGTTAATAAGTTTCTATAAATCAGATAACAGAAGAAGGGATTCTTCCTTCATCAGATGTTATCCGTAACAATGATCATGTCTGACGGTTCCTGATAGACACCAGATAAAACATAAGGTATCATCTCTTAGGATAGGACAAAGAATGTATTCCTCCTTGGGACACTGATTATCAGTGGATACCTGCAATTGAGTCAATTAGTCCATTCGACAGGATTTTATGTTTTAGCTGGTTGGGAGCCGTAAGGCAATACCCGTATAACACGCTAGGTTGTGTACCTGCCAGATGGAAATGGATTCCTATCAGAAAGGAGCTATTGCTCATGTCAAACAAAGTTATTTTTAATCTTGATGAATTATTCATCTCTGTTGGTATTGATGTCGGTGCTGACTTTTCCTGGATGTCTATAGCACTTCCAAACCAACAATTCGTAGGAAAACCTTACAAAA